TTCCTCTTCCTCTTCCTCTTCCTCTTCCTCTTCCTCTTCCTCTTCCTCTTCCTCTTCCTCTTCCTCTTCCTCTTCCGGCTCAGGAGTAGGAGCTGGTTTTCTTTTGCGAGCTGGTTTTTCCTTCTCATCTTCTTCCTCTTCCTCGGAATCTTCATTCTCAATTTCAAAGAATTTTGCACTTAATTCCTCATAAGTTAATATAGTGAGCATTTCATCTAAGCAAGGAATGGAGTCTAGGATAGATTCTTCATACGGTTTATCTCTTTCAAGAAAATCAATACGGCTAGCTTCTGCAAAAGGTTTACTTTTCCCAATAGTAGTAGAATTGAATCGTACTTTTAAAGTTAATCCTTCTTCTAAATCTGGGAATACACCGTTGTCTTCATCCTCTTCTAATTCATCGTTTAAGAGGTTTTGGAATAAGTATTGACTTACATCAAATACATGTATTTTCTTTTCATGTTGTTTTGAATCTAGTGGGATTACTAAATACAAATTTCTACTTGAAGTTTTGTATTCATTAGTTTCTTCCTGGTCTGCTCCTTCTTTCAATCGTTTTGCTCTGTATTCACAGATAGGGCATTTCTGTCCGAAAGAGGTTGGACATACAACGACATCATTTCCTGTGCCTACATTTCGGTGAATTTTGAATGGACGTTTATACCACAAACTACCTTTTACTGCGATATCTAGTTGAGCATTCTTATCTGGATGATTTGCATCCTTTACTAAGTAGGGCATGAAATCTAATTTCACTCTACTATCTGGTTCAGGGGAAAAAACACTTACCCCTTTTGGGAGTTTTAAAAATCCATAAGATGACGCGGCAGTTTTTTGCCTTTTTGCATCTTGATTCGTTTTTCCAATAAAACTACTTTTCTTGTTACGATTTTTTTTCATTTTTTACTTTGTTTTTTAAGTATTCGTTTACTTTTTTTTCTAAGAAATCATTCAATTCTTTCAGTGCTCCGGTCATTGTGATTCTACTAAGCAGGTAAAACCATCCTAAGGCATACAAAGATATAAAAATAATAGCTAACCAATTATCTAACATGTATTCTATCATTTCTTTTACCCTCTTTTTAGTTTACGAGCAACGGTTGAATTTGCTCTCATTGTTTTTTGTTCTCTTTCCGCAGTAATATCTCTAGGAATCTGAGGACCGGCAAAGTATTGTTGTCCGTGAAGCCTAACTAAATTTTCTAGTGCTGCTTTGCGAGTAAAACTGATTTCTGTTTTAGCAATTTCAGCCACATTTGCTTCATATTGTAATTCTACAATTCGGTCTTTGACTTCTATATGCCTTTTATGGTTACGGTAGTAAGCTTCGATAACAGGTGCTGTGGCTTTTACTCCGCTTCCTAGATATTTGTCAGGGTCTTCTGTTACTTCTTTTATCAATTCCGACCGTACTAATTTGATTTCTTCCTGAGCTAATTCTAATTCTTTTTGACATCTTGCCCAATGCTTTCCATAACTGAAAGCTAAACTAGTTTGGTCTAACCATTCAAGGTCTAAACTAGTTTCGTCAATTTTCATATCCTTTTCGTAATTCATTTTGTCCTCCTTATTTTCTTTTTTTCTTGATTTTCACAATTAAGTACCTCTTCTATTTCGTATTTTTCATCGATGAAATATCGTTCACCTCCGTATTTCTTTGCAACCATTCCACATTGTAAACAAATATAAGTATCCACAACAGCTCCTCTTAAATTTATTGAGAATTGCAATTTCCAGTTATGGGTTCCTACATTTGCTCGTATAATGTGCATACTAAGGAAGTATATCAAAAATGTAATCAGGTTCAAATCCTTCGTCATAAAGAACCTCTTCCGGGTTTTCTCCATCAGCGACTGATTGGCGTAATTCCTTTACTAGTTCATCCGCCTCTTCAAAAGAATAATTATCTCTGTTCATAATAGCTTTATGTAATTCGGTTGGTTTCATATCTTAATTTTTTACTACTTGATAACATGCAAAAGTTAATCCCGGAAATCCTGTATTGTAAAAAGGCTCCAAGAAACATTCTAAAACAAGTCCCGCAGTTGGATTGTCTGATTTTAATAAAACTGCTTGGGCGTATCCCATAACTTGCCGCCTAATCCCTTCCGGGTCTTGGTCTTTTACTCCTTGTAAAATAGAGGCTACTTTATTCCAACCACTACCACCTATCAATGCCCGACAAAGCTCAATAGATTGACTTTGTTCCAATGCTGCTTGTTGAGCTATCTGTAATCTTTTTTCTGGTTCGGAAGAAAGTACTTGTTCTAATATTTGCAAAGCATTTCTTGGATGGCCTAAACTATCTTGGGTGATTTGTTGGTATATCTCTTCTTCTAAAGTTTCTTCTTCTCCTCTAACTACTGTTTTTAACAAACGCAGCATATCTATTTCTGATAGCAATTCTACTTGAAATTGACTACATCTTCCTTTTATAGTAGGAAGTAGTTTTTGAGGGTCTGTAGTACATAGAATGAAATATACATGTGCTGGAGGGTCTTCTAAGATTTTTAATAAAGCATTTTGAGCATCATTTGTACTTTTATGAATCTCATCCAGCATCCAAACTCTTATACTTCCGTTCAAAGGAGCATATTGACTTTGTTTTCTGATTTCTCTAACTGTATCTATTCCTCTAAAATCAGCGGAATCTAATTCAATGAAATCTTCTTTAGAGCATCCGAGTTCTTGGGCAACAATTCTTCCTATAGTTGTTTTTCCGCAACCTGTTGGTCCGTGAAATAAGAAAGAATGTGGAGCGGTGGTCTTATCTTGTAACATCTTTTCCAGTACAGGTATGATTTTTTTGTTTCCTCTTACCTTGCCTAATGTTTCCGGGCGATATTTGTGATATAAACTCATTTATTTTCTTTTCCTTTATTATACAAAAAATTTATTTATCAAATCTTACAATCTTGTTTATCCGCCCAACTACCATCCACAGGACTTATTTCCGCATCAATATCCATCGGCACAATAATCCAATCCCAATGTTTTGGTAAAGCTATTGTTGTAATGTAGCGGAGCAGTTTCTTCACTTCTTCCAATTCTTCTGGATGTACATCTAAAACAATGGAATCATGTATTTGTCCTATTACTTTGGAATCCATACATTTCTTTTCTAAGGCATTTACCATCTCAGTAAATGACCACAGTAAACAATGGAAAGCCGCGCCTTGTACAGGATAGTTTATAACTTCGTTTTTACGCATGATTCCTTTACAATCGAATCCAGTTTTCAAAGTAAAGTATCCATATTTCTTATAAGTTGCATAAGTAGCATCTTTCCACCAAGAATACTTAGGAAATCTGTTACTCCAAAAATCATTTTCTATAAGACGGATATGCTCAGTGAATTGTTCTAAAGAACGAATACCTTGTTTAAGTAAATGGTCTGCTAAATTTTTTCCTTCAAACACTACACCTTGTCCTGCTTTCCATTTCCCTTCAGATAATCCTCCCCATCTAATAGCTAAATTTTCAGCACAATTCTTATAATAATCGCCATAGAATTGAGGGAATACAAAACCATTTTTCGCTGCGCTTCTTAAATATGAATGCTCTGGAAGAGCTTTGTTAAAATTATTAATTTTGAAAATTTGTTCTGCCATATCCCTATGCATGTCGGTAGTAGGGTCATTTATATATTTTAACATAGTAGGGTCTTTGTGGTAGCAAGCAGCAATTCTAACTTCTATACCACTAAAATCTACTTCGAGTAATTGATGTCCCGGTCTTGGATAAATTGCTTTCCTAACCGCTTTCATTGCTTCTTTGTCTCGTTTAGGAATATTCTGGAAGTTAGGGCTGTTAGAACTAGACCGGTAAGTTTGTACTAAATGAAGATTGAAAAAAGGATGGATTATTCCATTTACTTGCTCTCGGTCGAAAGCATCTAAATAAGTATCTCGGATTTTCTTTAATTTCTTAGTTTCTAGTAATCTAGTTAATTCCGGAAGATTTAGGGATAACAAAGCCTCCTCATCTGTGCTACCTAATCCGGAGGTAGTGGTTTTTGTAGGTTTCAATTTCTTAATTCCGTACAAGAAATCTCCTAATTGTTTTCCAGAATTGATATTAACTTGTCCTTTGGAATGTTTTTGCCATTCTTTATACAAATCAGATTCTTTAAACTGGGTTTCGATTTTCTCGATTTTGCGAGATAAGAATTCTTTTTTCTTTTGTATATATTCTACATCTATACGAAATCCTTGTCTTTCTGCTTTGGCGATAGCAAGAATACCGTTGTGCATTAGCATATAAGCATCGTAGAGCCGTTGTACGCTCCTTATTTGTTTTTCTTGATACTTATATAAGCGGTACTGATAAATTGCGTCTAAGGCGCAGTATTTAAGTAATTTTTCTTCATACCCGTTTTCGATAGCTTTGAATATGTTATTTACTGCATTATCATTATTTCCCTCAGATTTAAGATAAGGACTGATTTCACTATCATAGTCAGCAATTCCGAAATTTATGTAGGTTTGAAATTTTAATCCAGTGATTCCTGGTCGATTGTCTAAAACATGAGCAACTAACATACTATCCCAATACCAATTTGTAATTTCTGTTTTTAATTTTACATTAGTCCAATGGTCTTCAAATTTCATATTGTGTGCCATCTTCTTAATTACAGGGTCTTGCAATAAATTTATGAAAGGGGTTCTTTCTGACTTTTTTCTAGGCATTCGAAAAACATAGGCGTGATTTTCAGAATGAGCTACTGCCGCACAAACAATTCGGTGCTCAGGAGCATGTGGCTTCAATCCGGTAGTTTCATAGTCAAAAGCAATTTCAGAACTTTTAATAGTTTCTAAAACAGATAAGTCTTCTATGATTTCAATTTTAGGTTCTTCATAAATAGGAAATTCCTCTCTTGCTTTTATTTTTACTTGCTTTAAACTTTGTAACCAAACTACTTCTGATTCTTGACTTTCTTGGTGAAGAATAAAATCAGGAGCATACACAGGAAGAAGCCAAGCCTTGTATTTCTGGTCAGGGATAGTCCACCCTTGCCATTTATGGATGTCTCCTAAATCTTTACTGTAATGTCCTTTTAGTACGCTATACAAAGGAGACGCCCCAAACAATACAATTACTTTCGGGTTGTATTTTTCTATGACTTCTAAAACGTATTTTCTACAACAATCGATTTCATAGTTCGTAGGTTTTCTGTTTTTTCCTTCCTTAGTTTGCGGGGAGCATTTAATGGCATTTACATTTAAACAATCTTCTTCTAAATCTATACCTACTTGTCTATACATTTTTTGTAAGTATCGTCCAGCTTTGGATCGGAAAGGAAGACCTAACCGGTCATCGGTAGTATCAGGCGCTTCTCCAATATTTAAAATACCAAGTTTAAAGTTTCCTGTTGGAGACATCTTAGGGCTTTTACAAAGCGTAAGTAATCCACAGGAAAAGCAACTATGTACTTTTCCATCAGGACGAGTTTTTGATTCTGTTTGTTTCTTTGTAAAGAATCCTTCCATAACTACTTTCTTAACATAGTTAAGTAACTCCAATCTTCTCCTTGAAATAATAATGTTTTTTCATTCATAAGACATTGCCTTGCTTCTGTTAAAACATCCTTTAGAAGATACGGAGTGATTTTGAATTGTGTTTTTTCTTCAGAGAATTTACAATTTACTTCTTCTTTGAACCATCCTGTATTGGATTTGCTTTCCAGTAATAATCGGTTATTTTCTAAAGTAATATAAATTTCTTCATCAAGTAAATGGTCTCTTTTAGAAAAAACAGCAGCACGTTCCAAAATTTCTAGTATAGAAGAAGGAAATTTTATTTCTATTCCTTTCGAAACTAAGTATGGTTGTACATCTGGAAATTTATCAGTCAAGATACGGCAAGATAAAATAGTTCCTTCTGCTGCGCGGAAATGAACCCATCCGACACTTTGTGCCATTTCTATAGGAGCTAATTTTTCTACTTCTAAAGCAGAGGAGGCTGGTAAAAGAAAAGTATCTATTGGAGATTCTTCTCCTAACACACCTTGTGCGATACGAAAGCCGTCGGAGCCTTGTACATATCCTTTTTTATCTATATTAATACAAGTTAATACAGGACGGCTCATATCTCTTGAACAAGCACCTACGGTAAGTTTCATATGCTTTAACAATTTAGAAGGGATAGGATACCAATCTTTCTTTTCTTTAAGTTCATTTAAAGGTAAAGTTATTTCTTTTTGTAAAGCTAATCCAGCTGTCATCTTTCCATTTTGAATCAAGATTTCGTTTTCAGTTAAAGTAAAGTCTATTTCTTCTTTTTTAAGTTTAGCAAGTAACTTATACAATTGTTCTGCTTGTACGGCCCCTTCAATATTTAATCCTTTCAATGGATGTGAAAAGCTGATTTCATCGTTGTAAGTAATCACTTTGCCTTTTATAAAAGCAAAAGAAGTAGTTTGCTCTATTAATTCTTTATTCGCCAATCCAGCCTTTACAGCTTCTAAGGCAGTTAATAATTCTATTTTAGTTATCTTCATCTTTTTAGATTAATGTAGTTAATAATTCTGTTAATTTAGGTAAAAGAACATAATTTGCTTTTGTCCCTGCGTATGCAAATCTATCCCAGGCTTCTTTTTCTCGTTCTTTGTTAATCCAATGCTCTTTTTCTAAAGAAGAATAAGAAGCGACCCAATATCTATGTTCTTTAGTTACGAAAGGGGCGACGATAAGAAAATGCATATTTTCTTGTTTGTAAAGATTTATCATATAAGTGAAGCGTTCCCATTCTTGGAATTCTTTTCCTTTTACACTTACATTTATCCTAGGATATAATATAACGTTTTTTTCAAAATCTTTCATTGTATACGATAAAGGACGTTTGATAACAATTAGGTTCATTTTCTTTCTTTTATCTTTTTTAAAATACAAGTGAAAAAGTGTTCCTATTCCTATGTCATTTTTTTGAATTTTAGAAAGATGGTACCCTACAGCGGATAATTCTTTTTTTAAAGAGTACCCTCGTAAGATTGCGTCTGGAAGGCTTATTCCTTTTTTTATAGGAGCTATTTTATCAAATAAACGCGTTTGTTCCATATTATTTTTTTGTTTTAATACGTTTCATTAATTCTTTGAATTGTTTAGAACCCTGTTTATCCTTTGTTTGTAGTTCTTTATAAGACCATAACAACCCCCAATTCTTTATTGGGGAATTTACAATAACATCTATATTTTCTAATTTTTGAGATTTTCCTGCTAAATATATTATCATAACAATTCTAATTTTTTTTGTGCGTGTTTTAAAAACGGCCAAGGCCATTCTGGTAATTCATTAACTAAATCTAAATAATATAATGCATTTAAAATTGCTCGTTGCCTATCGCTATTACATAATCCGGGAGTGATGATTTCCTCAACTAATGTTGTTTTTGTTTTGCGTGTTTGATTCCCTGCCCAACTTTCGTTTTCTTTCAAAACATACCCTTTTTTTACTTTTTTAAAGTTTGATTCTCCTAATTGAAACCCTTTTTCTGTGATATATTTTTCAACATCTTTTATTAACACTTTTCGTTTCCCGTTGATAGATAATATAGTACTTTGTGATTGCCTCGCTGTAACTTTTATCATATAAAAAGGCTTTGTATAATCCCACTTTCCTTTATGAAATACAGGTAAGATAATCATTCCGTATGCAGCATATTTCAACCAACTTGTAGAATCAACAGAATACCAAGGGTATCTAGACATCAATCCAAAAGATGTAACAGCGAATCCATGTACTTTTACTTTAGGCAATCTACTAGGTTGGTCGCAAATTATATCAAAAGCCTGGTCTGCCCAATTCTTATACATAGCCATTGTTGCATCTTGTCCTAGTCCTCCTAAAGCAATATAATCATAGCCTTTTGCAAGGTACCTTTTTAACCATTTCAAATCTGTTCCGTAATGAATAACTGGTAAAGGTGTTATGTTATGTGTTTTTTCTAAGTAGGATTGTGCTTTCCAAGTTAACATAGGATTGAAAATTACGTCTACATTTGCAAATACATCTATTTTTGATTTATTTTGTTTAATAAAGGCAGCGTATTCATCTATGTATTGTAAAAAAGCAGGAGTTTCATAAAAAGAATACCCTGCTTTAAATTCTTTTCGAACCATATATTCGTTGTATAAGCCGTGCGCACCTGAATCAATGAAAAGTGGATTTTTGAAATCAGTTATCATTATATACCTCCGCTCCATTTTCATTATCTTCGAATACAGAAACAAAATCTGCGTTGAAATGAATTAATAATTGTTCTGCTATTTGTTCACAAGACATCGCAGAGATAAATTTATTTGCAAATTCATCATTTAAGTATCTTTCTATTTCTATTTTTTTACTTATAAATTCAATATCTCTATCGTTATGATTTACAGAAAATTTAAAAGTAACATAAAACAAATGTCGGTGTGGCATTGTTAAATACGCAACTTCTTTGATAGGACAATCCGGCCAATGATGTACCGCAGAAAAATTAGTTTTAATTACAATACAACGCTTCATATTTTTCTCCTTTCATTACATTTAACATTCTTTCTACAGATTTATTGTATTTTTCATAAACCCACGTTAAATTAACTGTTTCCGTTGAATCTATAAATTTCAATATTTTCGTCACTGCATCTTGTACATCTTCTTTTTGGTACATGTAAGAATGTTTATATTCTAATGCTTCTGGAAAACTTAAAAAATAAGGATACAAAGGAATACAACCACAAGTAGTTGCTTCTAATAAAGTAAAACTAACGAAATCTTGGTCGGCTGTATTTATTTGAATTTTAGATTCTAATAAAGAAGCGTAATATTGTTTCTTTGTTTGATTTTCTCGTAAGAATACATTATCAGGATATTTATGTAAATAGTACTTTAATACTTGTAATAATGCAGGATTGTTACTTCTAAGTTTTTTCGCACTTGTTGTAATAACAAATGTAATATCTTTTCTTACTTTAAGAACAGCATCTACAATAGCTAAAAAAGTCGTTGGTCTTTTTTCCATATCCCAACGACTACTAAAGATAACTTGTTTCTTCTTTTTAGGTAACGTTGGAGGGAAGTATGTTTCAACTTCTTTACTGTTAAATATCAACCCTGTTACATGAATTGATTCTTTTGTTCCTATTCCTGCGTATATCAAAGAATCACGTAAACAAGTACTAGTAACAAAAATACCATCTAAAATCTTACTTATTCCTTTCTCAAAATCACGCATCCAATATCTCATAGAATATGTAAAATCAAAAGGGTCTACCGATTGTGCATAAAGCATTGCATACATCTTTGGTCTTACTCCTGTTAAATGGAAACTGTAAGGTAATGCAGAAATACCTGGGTGCCAAAAATCATCGAAGTAAATAACATCTTCGTTTGAGATTTCGTTACGGTCTAATAAAGAGAGTATTTTTTGAATTTGACTGATCGCCCAATATCCTCTTCCATTAGCATCTAATACAGAACCTGTTTTTATTTCGTCTGTTAATTTTTCTCCTTCTATTCGTACATAAGATACACCTTGTTTTATCCAATAACTTTCCAACCAACCTTTTTTTGCAGCTGCTAATTGTGTTGTATATCGTTCCGGTAAAGGTTCTAAAGGTAAATAAAATAATTTTCTCATACTATTGTCCTTTTACTAATTTTATTAATTCTTCCTTTGCACTAGCATCTCTTATAAATGCGCCTTTCAAAGAAGACGTAATCATAATAGAATTTTGTTTAGAAACACCTCTCATTCGCATACAAAGATGGGATGCTTCTATAATACAAGCAGCCCCTTTCGGAGAAAGGATTTCCATTAAAGCAGAAGTTACTTGTTCTCCTAACCGTTCTTGTATTTGTAGCCTACGAGCATATATGTCTACAAGGCGGGCAAGTTTAGAAATACCAACAATTTTCTTATCTGGAATATAGGCTACATGAGCCTTTCCAATAAAAGGTAACATATGGTGTTCGCACATGGAATAGACTTCGATATCTTTCAAAATAATGATTTGGTCGTATCCTTCGGCATCAAATACAGTCATAATGTCTTCCGGCTGTTGTGTATATCCTTTGAAAATCTCCTGCCAAGACTTCACTACTCTGTAAGGAGTATCTTGTAAGCCTTCTCGGGTAGTATCTTCCCCAATGTATTCTAATTGTTTAAATAAAGCTGTTTCTATTTCAGCATGAATGGTTTTTTTCTTCATTTATTCTATGCTTTACAAAAATTACCGTTTTCTAATTTTTTAACTTCCCAACGTTCTTTAGTTATTAAATATGGGATATGTAGTTTTACTGTACTCCACATTGAAGTTTCGTTGCGTTCAGGAAATCTTTGTTTTAAAACAGTTAAAACTTCCTCTTTTGATACGCCTTCTTTTTTATCTGCATTTTCTACGCATTCTACAATAGTAGCAACAATACCTACTTTCTTTTCTTTCTTTTCTTTCTTTGCAAACTTTTCTTTCTTTTCTTTCTTTGCAAACTTTTCTTTCTTTGCAGGCTTTTCTACAATTTTGTCCTCACTACCGAGTGCACGGTACATGTCTTCTATCATTGTAGTAACATTAAATTTACCTGTAAGATTAGGTAGTAGAGATTCAAATTCTTCATATGTTGTTACAAGTATTTTTAAATGATTTACAGCAGGGATAGGCATCATATTAGTTGCTTTCTTTATTTCCTTAAAAAGAAAAACTCTTTTTGCTTCTTTAGATGCAAATACAACTTCTTCTTTCACTTCTTCTTTCACTTCTTCTTTCACTTCTTCTTTCACTTCTTCTGTAAGTATCTCCCCGGAAGTGTTGAATTGGTCTATTACTTGTTGAGTAAATTCTGTAAATTCATCTTCTTTTGGGTCAATCAATTCAAAAGCTTCCTCTAGCTTATTTTTCAATGTTTCTTCATCTGCTTTCAAATTAATGGCAGGTTCAAGCCCTAAGACCTCGTTTAATTCTTTTGCGACTTTGATTAAGTCTTGTTTTTCTAATGTTTTCATCTTTTTACTTTCTTTTATTATACAAATTTATTTTTTACACTCCGGTTTTCATATCCCAAAGAACAATATGTTCCCTGGACGTATACCGGACATTGTTTTCAATAGCTAATTCTACTGTCAATTCTTTTGTTTTTTCTAATTGTTCTCTAGTTTGCCCCATCGGCATTAGTACTATCTGAGAACGTTCAACTAGTCCTTGTTTTAAAAAATCATTTTCGATTTCTTTCCAATCGCCTTTATTGCCTATCACAAACTTAAACCAACTGTTTTTTAGATTGGATAACATCAAAATGATTTCCGGACGGTACCGAACTTCTCTTGGATTTAAACTGCTTGCAAGTTTAGGAGAATTATTCCAACAACTCACATATTCAATCAATTTTGTGGCTGGAATAATAGTACATTCATTCTCTACTTCGATATAAGGCAGGAAGCCATATTTTGCTTTGAACTCATCCAAGAATAGTATCAATTCCTTTTGCTGTTTTAAAGGACTACCTCCGGTAAGAACTAGATGTTGCCCTTCCTTAAACTTATCAATCAATGAACGATTGGAAGAGTCTACTTTATTTAGTAATCGATGTATTTCCGGGAACCCGTATTTACGCCCTGTTCTCCATACTTCCCTGCTGTCACAATAAACGCAATTTAAAGTACAATGCTGCAAGCGCATAAAGGCAGAAGGCCATCCTACAAAATTTTCTCCTTGGATGGTGTCTATGAAGAATTCTGAAATACTTAAAAAAGGGGCGCCTTCCTTTATTTCAAAAACCGGAGCGGTGTTCTTATATGCTTCTATTAATTGTTTAACCGACTTCATACCTTGCATTGGTTTTAGGGGTTTCAGACACTTCCACAGCAGAAAGACAAGGGACAGTACTTTTGAATTTTTCATACAAGTACTTCGCCATATTTTCTGCGGTAGGTAAAATAGGTAAAACATCATTTAGATGCCTGTGGTCAAGAAAACTGTCTAAGTAAATCTTAATATTATCTAATTGACGATAATCCAAAATGAATTGGTCTTTGTTTAATTCTCGGGCTTTCAATTCTACTTTAACTATGTAATTGTGTCCGTGAATTCTTGCGCAAGGATGGGTTTCCGGCAAGTGAGGTAACTGATGTGAACTGCTGAAAGCAAATTCTTTTGAAATTGTGTACATGTTGTTTTTTCTTTAATTATACAAAAATTTTTATTAAATACTTTCTATGCAAGCATAGATATCATACATGGTTAAGATTTCTTCCAGTGCCTGTTCCAATGAATCATAAGTTCCTGGTTCTTCTGGGAAGAAAAAATACCTTTCTATTTCATTGTAAATTGCGTAGAAATCACTTTGTTCAATGATTTGTTTTAACTTAGCATCGTCTGCTGGGCTGCTTGTAGTAACTGTTAATCCTGTTTCCATTGTTATAAGGTTTTTAAATTGTTTTTCACCTCAAAAGCCCGCAACCAATTAAGGAGGCGGGCCGAGGCTAGTTTAGAAAACCTTACTAAACTAACTAGCTTCTTTTTCTGCTGCTCTTACGCAACCAGGTATAAGCCTATCCATTTCCTCTAAAAATATACAACGAGCTTCCATCTCGAGGTTTTGTTGTAATAAATTGAATGGGTTGGAGCTTCTAACCATTCTAAACATTTCGTTTTTGTTTCTTCTTTCTTGCTTAACCAATATATCTACAGCTTCTAGGATATCCGCCTCCTTTTTTAATTCTTCGCCTACAATGTAGATTAGACGGGAGTAAGTGTTTTTCAAATAAGAATATTTGATGATGTCTTCCGCCACCCAAGTAAATGAATAGGATGGGTCTTCTACTAATCTATCCGTAGCATCTTTTAGATTTTTTTGAGCAGCATTCAACTGCCAGTTAAATTCTTGTCCGATACTTTCAATTAAATGAGTTTTTTGTTTTTCTGTTAATGTTTTCATGATTGTAAGGTTTTTAAAATGATTAAAATAAATATTGTTTTGCTTTCTTGGCAGTGATGGAATATACTTTAGTATGAACTACATTACCTTTTTTATCTATACTTCCATTAACGACCTCTATATAGAAATTGCTTTTAGGATATTCGTTGATAAAAGCTTCATTGTCTTGAATCCATTTATGCAACTCAACAATCGCATCTGTAAATCTTAATGCAAATGTGGTTCCGCAAGACCAACAATCTTTTTCTTTAATTTCCCATTCTTTATATAGGCTTCTTTCAATTCTACCTAAATAATCGTTGTAGGCAACGAATACTGGGCTTTCTTTTGTTGGAGTGATATTATTTGTTGTTTCCATTTTGTAAGGTTTTTATGCTGAGGCTTTATTGCCTTCCAACACCCTAAAATTAATATGAAAAATATTCAAAACCTAATTTTTTTAAGATTATTTTTAAATTATTTTTAAAATACCTTTAGAACCTTTGCTATCATTGAGTTTTTACTTTCCTAAAAAACTACCTAAAAAAGGTCTTCCTCTCTTTAAATTCTGCAAAACTGTAACAATTGCATTATTTTCCCCTTCCCGGATTAGTATTTCATTAATCCGCAGAAGCCCAATTGCCTTCTCTCTCCCTTCTTTATCCTGATTCAATGCATAGAATGAAGTAACATGACCGTACTTTCTTTTATCTTCAGAGAAATTTTTCAAAGACAATGTGTGTTTTTCATAACTATCCGCATCCGCTTGTGTTGCTGTAATAACTAATGCATTGTACGTTTGGCTTAGGGCTCTATGCCCTTTCCATATTTCATTTTGTTTATGTCGGAATTCTTTTGTTTCTTCTGAAAACAAATCAGCGTAATCAGTAACAATGACATCCGGAACAAATCCATCCTTTTCTTTCCATCCTTCTAAAATTTCTTCTACTTTGCGGATAGATAAAGTTCCGTTGGCATGAGAACTGAGTTTAAATACTCTGGAATGTTTTATGAAGAAACGATGAATTAGTCTTTTTGCTTCATTTAATTCCAAAGGAGAGTTTCCTACATTTACTTTCTTTATCCAAGGGACTCCTAACTTATCTGCGTAATATTTCTTGCAATTGTAACAAGGTTTGTATTCTTTATTATCTTCAAACGCTTCTATTAAATCTTGCTTAGTAATTTCTTTTCTTATCTGAATTTCTGCTTTGTCTTCAAATACGCCATAATCACATTCTCTTTCCGGCAATGTGCAAGTATCTAATTGATTAAAAATACAATCTTTTACAGGTTCATACATTTCTCCTAAGTAACGTTCTTGGTCTGATTTCTTTGCTAAGTAAATGCAAATACGGCGTAATTGTTGCGCTTCTGTCATATCCCCGGCCTGAAAAAAGGCTACTTTCCTTCCTTGTTTGGCAGCTCTTAACGCCATATCTATCAACATGAAAGTCTTGCCCCGTTTCTCACTTGCCATTAAAGCAACAAAACCACCTCTTACTAGTTGGGCATTCCAAAAACTGCCTAACGCACCTGGGTAATAGATTAAATTCTCGTGTAAGGCGTCAAAGGCTAGTTTTAAGCGCCGATAAACCTCTTTCCGGATACTTATATCAAGATCATTAGAAGAGGCGTTTAAAACGGTTCTATGAGCCTTAGCTAAATTTTCAGCATCTTCTATCTTATTATCTTCTACTAACCCTTTTATTTGATTGGCTAAAATTACAAGTCGTCTTTCTTGAAAGAATTGAAGAGTTTGGTCGATTTGAAATTGGAGGTTCCATTCTCCTTCTACAAATTCTTCACTTAAATCCGGTAAAATATCCTCCTCAATTTCTTCTGCTATATCCTCGGCAAGGCCTTCTTTTATTTTCTGGATGTATATTCCTTCAATATTCCTTCCAGGAGCTTCCTTGTATTTATCGTAATACTCCCAGCACCAAGCGGCTATATGTTTTCCAATAGTACTTTCTAAGTAATGTGGATTCCAGTGAGGCTTAATTTGCCTGCAAAATTCAGTTGATGTGATAAGTGAAATAAGTATTTTTCGTTCTATCATTTCCAAGTTTTCTTTAACATAATTCGACACATCCGTTCAATCCTAGAGGAAATTCTATCATCCCCTAACAAGGAAGCCATTTCTTGTAAAGAATAATTGCTAGTGAATACGGTGGTTTTTTGTTGCTCATATCGATAATTGATAATAACATAAAGCACTTCTATAAACCAATCGCTACTATTCTTAACCCCGAAATCATCTAATACAAGTAAATCCACTTCTCGGTATTTGTTTAAAACAGTTACTTCAGATTTTGTTTTATCTTCAAAAGTTTCTTTTATCTCCATAAACAATTCCGGAAAAGAAACAAAAAGAAAATCTTTTCCGGAAATATCTTCTGTTAAATACTTTAATTTACTAGCATGTAAGCAAAGAAATGCCGCATAAATAGTTTTTCCAACCTCTGTTTCCCCGTATAGATACAGATTGGAAATTTCATTTGGTAAATTTGCAGGCCATTCAATTTTAAGTAAGTCTTGTTGTATTCGAGGAGTAAATCTTTTTATTAGTTTTGGGAGAATCCTTTTCCTCCAGATTTCTTCTTTTCGCATTTCCATAATTTTGGAGGAGTGATATCCTCAGTAAATACTCTATGGATATTTCCATAATTATCTTGTACATGAGAGTAAATGTTTTCTTTCACATACATCAAAACAATTCCTTCTCGTACCTTACCATTCAAATAAAATAGACAAGGGTCTCCTCTTTTTACTGTTTTAACAAAATGTTTTTGTCGTAATTCTAAGTACTGTACATAGACAATCATTAATCCGATTAAACTGATTAACATAATAACAATAAATTCCATCGCTTTTTTCTTTTAAGTTAAAACAAATCTCTTTTTACATTTCCATAAAAGGTCCCGTCCTTGGAAGAATTCCAAACTAAAGTCCCTCTGAATTTTTGTATTTTTTTATCTTTAGTTGCTTTAGAAGCTTCTCTTAGAGGCTTCATAGATTCCATTCTTTTTCGCATACCTTCCTGGGTTATTCTTTGGGTTTCTGTTTCAGTAATATGAAGGAAAGTAGTCCCATCATCGAAACTTTGGTAATGGCGAGGTCTTCCTCGAGTGATTTTTCTGTTGTTGTTTTTCATGTTTTTATTTTTTCTTATTATACAAAAAAATTAAATTCCTAATGGTAATCTATGTAAAATACTAGTACTTACTTGAGCATAAATCGCAGTCGTATTAGGATTTGAATGCCCAGCTAGTTTCTGTATAACTCGAATATCAACCCCTTGATCAGTCAAATGAGTGAAACAAGAATGTCTAAGTAAATGAAAATGATACTCGCTTCCTATATGTCTCTTAACTAACTGATTACAACTTCCTGCTGAATATTTTAAAGATTTCTGCCCATTAAATAAAAATTCTTTTGGTTTATGTTCTAAATAATATTCTCGAAGTATTTTAAGCAAATCGTTTGTTAATGGTACTATTCTATCTTTATTTCCTTTTGATTGATTTATTTTTACTATCATTCTTTTTGAATCTATATCGTTTATTTTTAAATTAATGACTTCAGATACTCTTAATCCTGTAGAATATGCTAATGCTAAAATTGCTTTATGTTTAAGATTCTTTATGCGCAATATTTTATTAATTAAGTACGTTTTATCTATTATTTTAGGAAGTTTCTTTTCTCGTATGGGTCTTGTGAATTCTACTTTATCGTATTTTTTATTTAATACTTTCTTATAAAGAAAAGCTAAAGCACTAATAATTTGATTTTGTTGAGAAATAGAGGAAAATCGATACATTGTTAAATACGCATTCATGTCATTTGAAACTATATGCTCTATATATTTATCTGTTTTTACTAAGAATTCTTTGATATAATGAGCATAAATATTGCTAGTGTTTTCTGAGTAATTTAAATATTTAAACTTTTGAATGCAAATGTTTAAAATTTTACCATAATCTTTATTCATAATCAATAGGTTAAAGTAAGTTAAATATATTTATATGTTATAGGGCATTTAAGAAATCCGCCACATTAAAGACTTTAATCGCTTAAATTGTTGAACCAAATAAGCTTCGACAACTGTTTTACAGTCTTTTTCTAATGGAGTGTCTGTAAAGATGTCATCAATCATTTTATCAATTACATAAAGTCCAATGTGACTATCTTTGAAGTGTTCTAATTCCTTCACGTATTTTTCATACCCAATAGCTTTTAAATATTCATCGTGTTCCTCTTTAGAATTAATTCCATCAGGCATACATTTTTTTGGTTCAAAATTATCGCTAACAATCTCACTTATTTCATTAACAAGGTCGTTTAAATAATCATAATCAATAGTTTTAACAGATTCGCCAAGTTCTCCACAAGACCCTTTTAAATAAGTCGTGTCAATCCTTTTTAGAAATAATTCAGATACTTTTCTTTTAAATTCCGTATTCATAATCTTAAATTATAAACGCCCTATAACAAAGGCTAATAATAAGCAGGGGCGAAGTCTGCAAATTAAGCCTGTGAGTTTTGTTTTATCATTCGTGTAGGCTGAAAGGGTAAAGCTCTTTTCCCTGCCTATTCTTAGCCAAACCGTTAAAGGCAAGCGTAAGAAAGCCCTACGCTCACCTGAAACATTCTACAAATCTGGAAGTTTGCACCCGTTTTTTTCTTGCCACTCTACCATTTTAACAGCGTGGTCTGTTACCATTTTCGCCATTTTTTTGTCGCCACCTCTGTTAATTAACTCAGTTGCCCACTTCATCAAAATTCCAGGAGCTAAACTGTCTTTGGCTCTCAGCAAAAAAACGGGTTCATCTTCTCCAATTTTCCCTTTTGGGTCTTGGATTCTGTCATAATCTGCTCTTGCGTGTATCATTTTACAAAGTATTAACGCCAGCCTTTAACAACAAACATAAGCAAGCGGGCTGACACAGTTGCGTATGTGCGGGTTTATTGAGCATTGCCCGCCTGCTCATGTTTGCAGCCGTTATGTGCAAGGCTCAAAGTCCGCACATTTCAAAACTGGCTTATTCGGTGATAATTTACATCTCTTGTCTTTCCAAAATTTCACTATGCAAATACCTGTCTTTTCAAAGTTCTTATCGCTTTTATAACTCTGATGTTTACAATTCAGACAAAGCCCTGCACATAACAAGCGGTTAGCGTCATTGCCGAGTCTTTCTGGTATCAAACTTTCGTATTTCATATTTACTATATTTTTAAATTTACAATTTCGTGTTCCAAAGTCGGCAACGAACGCCAACCGCCTGACCGTTAGGGTGCATTTAAGAGACATTAACTTCTTCAACCCAAAATTCATCATTCGGAAAATCTTTTTTGTATTGTGTATCAATTTTGTGTTGGGCTTTTTCTTTATCCCAAAACATTTCATTCCACCCTTCTTGTGCTGTAATAGCAAATAAACGGGGCATAACAACACCCTTACTCAATGGGGGGTTCTGTGCTTCGTTGGACAATTTTTCGTTACTCATAATTTTGTGCTTTTAAGTTAGTGCAGTGGTTAAAAGCCCCCACTGCGTAAGGCTGCAGTACGTTATAAAACATTAAGAACGACACTTCGACATCCATTCGCCACTTAGTTCTGCTATCTGAACTTCTAACTCATTTATTTTATCTCGATACGGTTCTCCTAAGTGCCAACATTTTAAGCAATAGTAATCTGAATAATCACCACCATCATTTTCTTCATGTCCTACACAATCATTACACATATCTTTTCCGCAGCAGTTACAAGTTCGCCTATATGGTGTTTCTTTTCCGCAATCATCACAATACCTTTTTGATATTGTTTTTACTTCTGTAATTTGTTCATGTTTTATCATAATTATTTAAATATTAACGTTTTATAACACGCAATAAAAAACAAAAGGGTATTATCTGTAATTCGAGCGTGGTAGCTATTTGCAAGGCTTGTAACGGTAGATAAAGAAGCGGTTTCAAATCCCTTTCGTTTCTTATTGCCACCGTTAGCAGCCATTTTCGGGCAGACCAAAAACCTTGTAAAGCAGTTTAAATAGTGGCTTTTTTACTTCTTCAAATCTTGGATGTTTATTTGACATTGATAAATATTCAGGATACCAAAACCCGTGATGATTTGCTGTGTAAACCCTAATTTGATTTTGGCTATAAGCAATTTCAAAATGAATTAACGGGTCACCAATCCAAACGCCACTATTCAAATGAAGCGTTATTTGTTTGCCAAAATAAGAGCCTTCGCCATCAAATGAAATATCTCTTTCATCATCAATTTTTGTAATCAAATCAATAAACTCATTGACAAACAAATCCTCATTACAAGGTTTTTGTCCATCAATAGCAATCCAGTTTTTAATGTATTCTTTTAAATTTTCCATATCGTGATAAAAAACGGCTGCTAACAATGTATTGCCAAAAGTGGGGCAGACCATCCCAAATTCAACATTAGTGCTACTATTAAACTTTTGTGCTTAGGTAAAGCGGTAGCACTTTTACGCCCCACCTTCGGCAATACTTGAACGTTATAGCCCATTAAAAAAAGACTTCGACAATGGCTTTATCCACAATAAGTTTCCAGCCCATCCAATTGCACATAAAGCATCCCAATAAATAGCCCATCCAGTGTCCAATACTGTTCTAAACATTGTAAACATTAGCAATGCAAAGAATAAAACTAATAAACGGGCTATAACACTATGTATAGTGCATGGCTGCTCGTTTTTTGAAAGTTCGTTTTTCATATTTAAAATTATTAAGTTTTTAAACTATGTGGCTTTGTTTATGGCAGCCACGACACCATACATTTTAACGTTAGCGGAAACCCTAAGAACCCTCGTACTTCGATTTGAGTTTTAGGTATTCAGCCATTTCTAAATCTTCTTTTTCTTTCTGTTTAATAGGCTCAAAATAAGCATCAACAATTTTCTTTTGTCTGTCATATTCAGGTGAACCCATAAATCCCATATCTCGACCACATTCTTGTATGAATTTTTGAGCATCCAATACATCTTTTGGAATTACAACATCATAAGTCATTAAGAATATATCGTTTTTGCAAGGGTAAAACTCGCCTTTAACACCTTTTATAATCCAATCGCCAACTATTGCAGTCATTACGCCTTCAAGTGTTTTAATCTGCAAATAACTACCGCTTGGGTTGTTTTCACTTGGCTCTAAAACGGGGCTTGGGTAAACTAAATCATTTGACCATTTACCAATTTCAAAATCATTTTTACCTGTGTATTGTATTGCTTCAATCTCAACAGGTTTCTTTTTAAATTTTTGTATCATTTTTGTTATTTTAAATTGTTAATTAATAATTCGAAAAAGGGCATCCGCTAACACGCAATTGGCAAAATAAAAGCCATTAAGTGTAGTGCTAAACATAAACGGTAGTGCAGGGCTTTTACTTCGCCAATCGCCACCGTTAGCGGTCATTGACTTTCCCACCTATTAAGGAAGTCATAAACCTGTTCCATTGTTTCTTCCCACTCTTGTCTATGCTGTTCAAGTGGTGCGCCATTTTGTAAGTCAGCTAAATCTCTTAACAGTTTTATTGATTCTCCGAAAGGTGTCAACGAACCGCTAACATCAGATATATTGCATTGCTGCTTCCTACCTCTAAATAAGTTTCTTACTAAATTTTTCATTTGTTCTATTTTTAAGTTTATACTAAATTCACGCAACGACAACATACCTGCGGACGTTGTGCGTAATGCTAAGAGACAGCATCGTGCATTGAAGTTGCCAATCCATATCTAATCATATCAAAAACATCAAAATGATATTCAAGTAATCTTTTAGTAACAACAAAAGGTGCTCTATTGTGCCAATATGCCATTCCATAACTTTCGTATTCCTTCCAATATGCTTTAAAATTTGTAAAGCCAAAAAAATTATTGTGAAAAAAATCTTCTTCTCCATCAAAATCAATTTTCAATGTCATTGCATCTTCAATCGGTCTTAATATCGGTTTACAAAATTTAAAGAAAAAATCTGCATTTTCTGTGGTTAGTGTTTTTTCTCTAATTTCATCAGGGTTAGGTGCATTTTCAACAACATCACCTAATCTGTATTGCCCTTTAATATTGTAAGGCAAATAAAATGATAATTTTTCTTCTTTTGTCATTGTTTTGATTATTAAAGCACTACGCACAACACGCAATATAAAACATGCTGGGTTTCGTGCTGTTATTAAATATTTGTTCTCGTTTCAAAGTTCGCAGCAGTTTGACAATTCCGTGCTTCGTAATCCAGCACTTTTCATATTGCCGTCCGTTAGCGTTCATACTAAGAACGTGCGTAATTTACAAATTCAGCACCTCTATCACAGAACGATTTTACCATTGAGCAAACTAAAGCGAAAGACATTCCAGAGTGCCCTTGTCCTTCAATTGTAGTTTTCACTTTTTCAAACACACACCCTGCATTAAGCTCTCTCACTATGTCAAGGCAAGCCCCTAATTCAAAGCCTTTGTATAAATCTTTAAGCCTAACAGGAACTATTTTAGCCCATAATTCGTGATGTTTTTCATCAAGTATTAAGTTCCCTTTTTCGATCCATTGTTTTGTTAATTCGGGAATAGCTTGTTCGTGCCTTTTCTTTTCAGCTTCATATTCTTCATGTTCTTTTTGCCTTGCTTCGTCAAATTCAGCCTTTGTTTTGCCTGTAATTTTCTGATAAGCTGAATCAATGTCGTCAATGTCTGAGTATAATTTTTGCTCGTTAAACTCACCATAAACCAATTCGCCACGTTCTTTAAAACGTGCTAAATCATTCATTGCTCTTTCAATACTATCACCAGCTCCAAACTCGATTTTTCTGTAATTTGTTTTCATTATTCGTATTTTTTAATTTAAATTATTTCATCTGGGTCTCTATAACTTTGGGTTCTACTTTTAAATCTTACAGGAGACACTGGAGTTGTTTTCTTTTCATTCCTTTCCATCGCACTTTCCAAAGCTAAGAATTTTGTCCGTAAGGCATTACCAGATAGAATGATTGGGATGTATTCTTTCCCTATATTTTTGGAATACCAATCTAAGACCTTTTCTATCCTAGGAATATCTATGTTGGAAGTTTCTGTTAGTAATCGAATATCATTGCTCCAATTCTTGACTACATGTAACTGGATAGATATGTTTTTATTTTCTTTTACAATTTTGGATAGTTGTTTAGCTAATGGAAAATATTCTTTATTCTTATCCTCTAAAGATATCCCAATCACTTTTTTTTGTTTATTTTTTTTTATTATATCATTATCATTATCATTATCATTATCAGCGATTTTTGCGATAATTTTATCGCGTTTGCGATTTTTGCGATTGTTTGCGATTTCTAAGGCTTCTTTGAGTGATATTTGTTTTTTCGTTACTTGAGTAAACAAATCCTCATTCCACCGTTTAAGATTTCCTAATGTCCCTGAATCACTTCTTTGCTCACAGATGTTTTCAAATTTTTTCAAATCCCTTTTCAATTGTTGTTTAATAGGTTCGAAAGATACTTTAAGTACTAAATCATCAGTTTCGGGATTCTTGTCATTAACGTATTCTAAAATATGTTTAAAAAGTTTCCCTGCCATATCATCTGGAAGTTGTTCTACTGTGTAAAGTAAATCTGTATAAAGTAAGAAAGATTTTTTCCCTTCAGCCATAGCTTATCTAATTATTTGTTTTACTAAGTAATTTGCTTCTTCTTGAGACATACTTCCAGGGTCTCCTTTGATATTTATTTCGGAGGCTTCCACCCCAGTTAATTGTAAATCCACCATAAGTTTATGTGATTGAATGATTGCTTGAGGGTCATCATCAAATAAGATAATCACTCGTTTAAATGCTTTTCTAATTTCTCTGACTTGTTTTCTAGTATACTTTATTCCGGAGAGAGCAAAAGCAGAAGGACCCAACCTCCAAACATCCGTAGGTCCTTCTACACATATACCCACATCACTCCATTTCTTTTGGTTGCCGTATAGTATAGTTTTATGTTCTATAATTTCTCTATCTTTAGGGCAAGCCATATACTTATTAGTTGCTTTGTTGGTGATGTCTCTTGAATCGAAACTAACCATTTCTCCATTCCATTCAAAAGGAATGATGATTCTATTTTTGTAGGAGATGTCTTCTAATTTACTGAAAACACCGGTTCCTAACAGATTCCATTCTTTTTCTAATTTTTCAACTTCAAACCCTCTCTCCTCTAAATAATTCTTATGTATTTGAGATAAAGAATCTGTGTTGGAAGGCAACCGGAAAGATTTCTTTCTAAGCTTTATTTTTGTATTGGTCGGTTTGGTCATATAGGAAACCATGCCGTATTTCTTGATAATAGAGTAAGCGGAAGGAATAGTAATTTTCAAAAGCTTAGAAACTACCATAACAGTAGACTTACCTCCACACCTCCAACAGGCGTAGTAGTTATCCTGAATGTTATAACTAAGATGCCATCCATAATTTCCTGTACAGAAGGGGCATTGAGTATTTACCCACCCTTCCCGACAGTGTTTATGTCCTTCTGTTTTGTAAGGAATACTAAAGTCTTGATACAAAGATACGACGTCCATTTATATTTCGTTTTACTTTATATACACTTTTCATTTCTTTTCTAATATATTCCATCCAATCCGTGAAATTTTCAGGAGGAGCCATACAAATTGTTTTTTCTATACTTAATATCTTTTTCATATCCTAACTAAATACAGATTGTAAACAAACGAACCCAGAATTGATTCTTTCTTCCGTCCATCCTTTATTATACAAGATTTTTTTTAATTTTTCTTGTACCGCTTTCTTTGAAAAAGAAATGAATTCTTCCGGAGAGTTCAAAATTATTTTTGCAATAACGTAAGCCTCTTCATTTAATCTTTCAAAGAAAGGAGAAGAAGTTTTAGATATGAAATCCATGTCTTCTAAAGGAATAGTAGGAACGCATTTTTTTTCTTTTACGCAATAGTTAGTTAAATTAGAATGTAAACAATACCACATGTAGGTAGATATTTTACCTCTACTAGGATTCCAATTTTCTATAGTTTCTAAATAAGTCAAATATCCTTCTGAAATTAAATCATCTAATTCTATTCTAGTAGTGACATGGAAGGAAGTGGCTATTTTTTTGATAAGCCCGATGTTATGTTTGATATGTCTATAATTAGTCCTTTTCATTTTTTTGTAAGGTTTTGGTAGGTACAATTTTTTCAATCCAACAGCGTAAGGCAGTGGGATGTTTTACTAAAATGGTCTTTTTGCCTTTCATATAAGCATCGTGCTTTGCTTTTAATTCTAAAGCTTTGTCGTGGATGTTTTTAGTGTGGCCTACTCTGTTTCCGTCAATTTCTTTCAATGGAGTTTTTCTTGGTCTAAATTTCATTGCTTTGATTTTTATAAGTATTCAACAATTCATTTAATAAAGAATCTTGAGGTACGGCTGTACCGTCTAATGTTCCTTGAACAATTTTTCTTTTCTTGTCTATTAATTTAGCTAACTGCTCTTCTATTGTATCTACTCCGACAAGGTAGTAAACATTTACCTTGTCGGCTTTTTGTCCGATTCTATGTACTCTATCAATATCCTGGTCAACGGCACCGGGAGTCCAAGGGAATTCTAAAATAGCTACATTGGAAGCCGCAGTTAAATCTAAACCTTCCCCGGCTGCTTTGTGATTTCCTATCAGAAGTTTTACCTTTGGGTCGTTTTGGAAAGCATCTACAACATCTTGTCTTTTTTGTCCGGTTATAGAGCCATCTATTTTTATAGCATCTGGAAATGCTTTTCTAAGCATATCACTAACAAAAATATGACTAACAAAAACAATCAATTTTTCTCCGCTGTTTAGAAAATCCTCCAACCATTCAATAACACCCACCATTTTCCCTTTAACAGCCAATTGCTTTAATTCTCCGACTTTTACTAAGGTCTGGGCATTAGATACCTTTTTTATTTTATCGAGCTTTAAACGTGCTCTTTCATAGGCAGACAAGGTGTTTTCTGTCTCTTTATCTATCTTGTTTCCAATATAAGTCAAAAAATCATCCTCAGCTTGTTGATATTCCTTTCTGTTATCAATTTCAAAAGGAACAAAAGTGAATTGTTTATCCGGCAACTCTTTTGTAACATCTTTCTTCAACCTACGAATCATAAAAGTATTGGAAAGCAATTGAAATAGTTCAGGAATATTAGAACTACCACTTACATCCCATCCAAATCCATTGTGGTACCTATTGCAGAATTTAGTAGTAAACTCTATGTAATTAGGTAAGGCAGTTGAGTTAATTAGTTTGCCGACATTGTATATCTCCACAGGTCGATTTTGTATAGGAGTTCCACTGATGCCTATTATATGCTGTATGCCCTTTGCTACTTTATTTAGGGCTTTGGTTCTTTGGGCGGTAGGATTTTTGAAATGGTGTATTTCGTCTACTATAAGAACATCAAATGCTAGTTTCCGTAAGGCCGATTGCCAATAAGAAAGTATGTCGTGATTGATGATAACCACATCCCCGGTTACTTCAAAAGGAGTTTGGCCTTGTAAGATTTGTACTGACGGCCTATCCATCCACTTCAAACATTCCCTACTCCATTTAATTTTCAACGAGGAAGGAACGCATACAAGAACTTTCTTTAATTCAGGATGTAAGCAACACCAGCCAATAGCTTCTATGGTTTTTCCTAAACCCATTTCATCTGCAATCAAAGCTCTCCCATTGCTTTTTTCGATAAACCTAATCCCCTCCACTTGGTATGGTCGTAAACTCAACCCTTCTTTAAAAGTAGGCATAGGAACAGACTCAGCTTCCTCCCTTCTTTGTTTAGATATTTTGAGATATTCAGACAACTGTGGGCCTATTTGGAATTGCTTGCTTAGTAAAGCAAGAGTGTTTTCTAAAGAAATAGGAATCAACCAACGCTTCTCTTCCCCTAGCCATTTACGGTTAGAGAAAGTTTTAATGAATGCTAGGTCTTCAAAAGAGTAAGGGAATTGGACCTTGATAATCCGCTTCCCGTCTTTTTGTGTGATAATATTTGCGTATCGTAAAATCATCTTACTCCTCCCCTCTACAAACAGGACCCATACCTGCTTTAATGCTATCTGAATCGGTTAATTCTCTTCCGCAAACTAAACAATGTCCTGTATGGAGTAGTTCTATTTGGGAATCCAACAAATCAAATTGCTGATTCTCTACTTTACGTAAGATATAGGCAATGGCTTTGGCGGAAGGAGATTCCACTTCTTGTCCTTTCAATATAACTTTTCCATTTTTGTACATTCCTAAGTAAAGGAAATCTAAGTAGTTTATTTCTACTTTAACAAAAGTATACCAGTTCCCCTTGAATAAAGAACGGTTGATTTGGAAAGTGTATTCTTTTCCGGTAACTTTGCTTTTGATAGTGAAGTTTGCTCCGGAATTGTTCTTCTCCCTAGTAATAACCGGGAGGAGCGTTTTGCTTGAGATTTGATAATATTCCATTGTTGTAAGGTTTTTAAATTGTTTTCACCGAAAAACCCGGCATCTATAAAAGACTGCCGGGCTAAGTTTATAAAAACTACAATTAGAATTCCCAATCGTAATAATACTCTTTCACTCCGAATATTAATTTGATTTTTTCATATACAATTCTTTCTTTTGTATATCCTTCAACAACATTCTGCGGACGAATATCCCCCGCCCAAATTTTATCAGCTAATTCTGGATTGTTTTTTCTCATCCATTGCCCAATAAAGTTAATACCATTACTTTCACACTCTTTTAGAAATTCCTTTGTGAAACTAATTTCTTTTCCTACCATTCTCCAAGCTCCTTGTCTCCAAGTTACTGTAAGATATCTTTCAATAGGCTTTAGAATCCAATTTTGATGTCCTTGTCCTCCTCCTAATTTTTTATCCCACTCAGCTTCTAAAAATTGAAGCCTTGCTGTTTTCCCGTCTTCGCTTACTTCAATTACTTCATAACATCTACGGTCTGTGTAAAGTAATTCAGTAGCGCCTTTTCCTACTTGGGGGATTGTAGCATTGTTTGCCATTAACTGGTTGAAGAAAGAGCCTGCTACTCCTACTTTTGCTGTTTGTCTTTTCTCTAATGTTTTCATTTTTGTAAGGTTTTTAAATAATTACTCGGTAAAATTAATATAATAAATATTCAAAACCTAATTTTTAAACAATTATTTTAAAAAATTTTTAAAAATATTTTTCCCCTCCTAATTAACCACATTGATTTTCAATTAATTACAAGGCAAAAAAAATTTATTATTTTTTTTATTTTGATTTCTTGAAATCCTACCTTATATTTATTCCTAAGATGGTACGTACAAAAATACATAAAAAAGAGAAAAAGCGTGGTCCTAAAGGAAAATTTCAAGACTCGATGATAAAAGAAGTCTTCAAATTAGCCCGATTTGGACATACAAATCTTGAAATCTGTGAGTTTTACAATATACACGAATCTACTTTCGACAAATACCGACAACTATATCCGGAATTCGATATGGCTATGGAAAAAGGACGCCTTTTAGCTAGTTTAAATGTAGTTGCAAGCCTATACAAACAAGCGATGGGATACGAAGTAGAAGAAGTAACCACAGATACTTACATCGACAAAGAAGGCAATGAAAAAGTAAGAGCAAGAAAGATAGTCAAGAAACACATCCAACCAAGCACCACAGCAGGCATATACTTACTAAAAGTCCGCCACGGCGACAAATGGATGGATGTATACAAACACGAATTCAATTCAATCAACAATATAAAACTAAGCGTAGACCTAAGAGGAATAAACGACGAAGAATTGAAACTAATGGAAAAAATAGGAATGCGTCAGTTAGCAATACAAACACAATCCCTACTATCCAATGACAACAGAAATTGATTCTTTAGAAATGACAAGAACAATTGCTCCTAAGTTACAAAGGATGAAGGAGGCTGTAAGAAACCCTTATATGATAACAAGGGAATTGAACAATAGAAGCTTGTATCATTTCTTAACTTGGGCTTGGGACGAAGTAAGTTCCTTACCATTCGAATCAAATTGGCATATAGAATTCCTTTGCGAAGAATTAGAGAAAGTAGCATATAGAGTAGCAAACAGAGAAGAAAAAGCATACGACCTTATCATAAACATTCCCCCCGGAATGACAAAGACTATCATATGTAGCATAGTATTTCCAGTATGGTGCTGGACTAAATGGCATTGGATGAGGTTCATTACAGGTTCCTATTCCTCTAGCCTTAGTTTACAGTCTGCTGAGTATAGTAGAGACTTAATACGGTCCGACAGGTTTAAGAAAGTGTACCCGGACCTAGACATCAAGGAAGACAAGGATAGTAAAGGGAATTACCAGGTGATAAAAAAAGTTTGGAGACACGCGATGAACAAGCTGCCTGCCAATATAAATGGAGGAAACAGGTATAGTACATCCGTAGGAGGAACCTTAACAGGATTCCATGGAGACATCAATATCTGGGACGACCCTTTGAATCCTAAGCAGGCAGTATCTGATAAAGAAAGGGAAACAGCAAACAATTGGGTGGACCTTACATTGAGTACCCGAAAGACTGACAAAAGAATATCAGTTACCATTGGTATTATGCAAAGACTCCACCAGGATGACCCTTCCGGGCATATCTTAGCAAAGAAGAAAGCAAAAGTTAGGCATATATGTCTTCCGGGAGAAATTCGCAATTACGAGGACAAAGTACAGCCTCCTGAAATGGTAAAGTATTACAAGGACGGCCTTTTGGACCCCAACAGAATGAATTGGGCAGTATTAGAGGAATTAGAAGCGGATTTAGGACAGTATGGTTATGCAGGACAAGTAGGACAGAATCCAACACCTCCTGGCGGTGGTATGTTTAAGGTAGACCACTTTCAAATGCTTCGTACAATACTCAATCCTGTAAACTATGTTCAGACGGTTAGATATTGGGACAAGGCTGGTACTGCCGGAGGAGGTGCGTATACCACAGGTACCAAAATATCTCGTTTAAATACAAACAAAATAGTAATTGAGGATGTAAAGCGAGGACAGTGGTCGAGTGAGGAAAGAGAACGGATAATAAAAGAAACTGCAGAGATAGATGGTCGGAATGTTACTGTTATAGTTGAGCAGGAGCCTGGGAGTGGAGGAAAAGAAAGTGCGGAAAATACAATAAGGAATCTAGCAGGATATGTAGTATTGGCAGATAGACCTACCGGAGACAAGGTGTTTAGGGCCGACCCTCTATCAGTACAAGTGAACAACGGCAATGTTTTACTGATGCAAGGGGAATGGAACCACGATTTGATAGAAGAATTCAGATATTTTCCATTTGGTACCTACAAAGATATAGTGGATAGTTGTGCCGCAGGATTCAATTATTTGATGAACAAAAGAATGGTGAAACGAATTACATAGAAGCCATGGAAGCAATAGAAGTAAAAATAGTAAAAGCTATTCCATATCAATTGTGCCCAAAGTGCAATGGGGATGGGGAAGTATTTGTTCAGAAATACTTTGGAGAAAATACAGGCGGTTCTATTAAAGCTGGGTTGGTTCCCTGTAATGTATGTTTTGGAGCAAAAGTAATACCTATGTTTGTTTTAGATAAAGAAATACAAGAATAAATGGAAAGAACGAAAACATCTTCCAGTATAGAGGCTTTGGAGAAAAGATTACTTGTCTTATCAACCATAGCCAACCGGGCTGGTTTGGCATCCCGCTTAAATCAGCAAAGTTTTGACGGAGATAGACATATATACGAAGCATTAGGTTATCCATTGGAATTAACCTTTGATGATTATTTTGTTAGATACGACCGGCAAGACATTGCAAAAGCTCTTATAGATAGACCGGTCAAGGCTACTTGGCAAGGACCTTTAGATGTTGTAGAGGCAGACGATGACATGGAAACTCCTTTGGAGAAGGCATGGAGTCTTTTACAAAAGAATCTTAAATTGAAATCCGTTTTTTCTCGTTTAGATAAGCTTACTGGAATAGGCCAATACGGAGTACTGTTGTTTGGAATGTCTGATGTAAAAACGGAAGAGGAATGGAAGAATCCTCTTTCTGTAGGCGCAAAACTAATGTATTTGAAGCCTTTGAGTGAAAAATCTGCGCAAATAGAAAGTTATGTTAGTGACACTACCAATAAAAGATACGGGCTTCCTTTTATGTACCGGTTAGAAGTAGAGGAATCTGATAAAGGAGCAACTAAATCCATCCAAGTGCATTATTCAAGGGTTCTTCATATAGTAGAAGACATGTTGGAGAACGAAGTAATAGGTACCCCGAGGTTGAAAAACGTATTCAATCGCTTGATGGATTTAGAAAAGATAGTAGGTGGGGATGCCGAAATGTTTTGGAAAGGGGCTCGTCCGGGGTACGTAGGTAAAGTAGACAAGGATTACAATATCGATACTGTAGGAGAAGAGGAGTTACGTAATCAAATAGATGAATACGAGCACAACCTACGCCGGATGTTAGTCAATCAAGGAGTTTCTTTTGAGTCTTTGGCACAACAGGTAGCAGACCCCTTAAACCACGTAGATATTCAAATACAAATGATATCCGCAGCAACTGGAATTCCTAAAAGAATTTTGATAGGGAGTGAAAGAGGAGAATTATCCAGTTCTCAAGATTCAGACGAGTGGAAAACATATATACAATCAAGAAGAGAGGAATACGCAGAATTGACCATCATCAGGCCTTTTGTAGATAAATGCGTCGAAATGAAAGTGCTTCCGGCACCTAAAGAAGAGTATTCAATCAAATGGGCTGATTTATTTGCGATGTCAGAAAAAGAAAGGGTGGATATTGGTAAAACTCGTACAGAGGCGTTGAAAGCGTATGCCGATTCTCCTATGGCGGAAGCCACTATTCCACCGGCTGCGTTCCTTGAATACTTTGTAGGATTGACTCCTGACCAGATAAGTATCATTGAAGAGATGAGAGAGCAAGCTATTTTAGAAGAGCCTAGAATAGAACCGGAAGAAGAGGAAGAAATAGAACCGGAAGAAGAGGATTTATTAGAAGTTGCTTCTATGGTTGAAGTGTTAGGAGGTAAAGGTAGTGGAATAAAAGGACATAGGACTATTCGTCCTGGGGGAGGTGGTGCTGGAAGAGGCCCGGAAGGGTGGGAGCAATCTTCTATTAATATAGGAGGAAAAACTATGCCTTATTACAAGAATCCCAATTATGTAGGGCCAGAAGGAGGTGGAGTTACTTATTTTCATGAAACTAATGCAAAGAATATTGCTTCTATAGGAAAAAAAGGATTGGATGCTGAGATATCTGGAAGCGTTTGGGCAAATACATCTGCAATATATACTGCTGGGGTAAAAGAAGGATTTAAAGCAGGGGATGTTTTTGTATTCAATGTTCCGAAAAGCTGGAAGAATGACGGAATAGTAGAGATAAGTAAGCAAGGGGTTCAGATTTTTGATTCTGTCCCTTCTACTTGGATAAAAGGGATGATAGACGATAATTAGAAAGAAGATGTGTGAAGTTTGTCAAGACATAGTAGTTAGCACAAAGAAGTTGGTAGTAAATGCAAATGCATACGACCCTACTAGGACTTTGTCGATACGGAATGCCTTTGTACAAGCTCTCAACAAAAGATTCAATCAACTAAAAGGAGACATCATCCAAGCTGTATTGACCGACGATGTATTTGATTTACAGAAGCCTATAACTACATACCAGACATTAAGTACTTATGCTTCCCCCGGTCCTAAAGCATTCCAGTTTGCTTCCAGTGCAGAAAAAGTCAATTTGTTTAGCAAGTGGTTGCAAGGAAGAGTAGATGCTGGTATATTACAAACCAGTACACAACAACAAGTAGGTAAAGCAATCGAAAGTTCTTGGGCAAACATCTATATAGAGGATTCTTACAAGAAAGGAGTTATCCGGGCAAGATATGAATTGCAGAAAAGAGGATTCGGAGTTCCGGGTATGGATGCCACAGGAGGAATTGGAATGTCGATGGCTACTCCTTTACATGCTGACCGATTAGGATTGTTATACAGTAGAGCTTATAGCGAATTAAAAGGAATCACTACCGCAATGGATACTCAAATCAGTAGAATTCTTTCTCAAGGAATAGCTGATGGGGATAATCCGCGTTTGCTGGCTCGAAAGCTCGTCTCTGCAATAGATGGAAGCGGAGCTGGTACCTTAGGTATCACCGACACTTTAGGACGGTTTATACCGGCTAAACGGCGGGCGGAAATAATGGCAAGAACTGAGATAATAAGAGCACACCACAAAGCAACTATCCAAGAATATAGAAACTGGGGAGTCGAAGGAGTAGATGTGCAAGCTGAATTCAGGACTGCCGGAGACGATAGGGTTTGTAGTCAATGTGCAAGTTTGCAAGGAACTATATGGACTTTGGATGAGATAGAGAACAAAATTCCGGTTCACCCACAATGTCGATGTTTTACAATTCCTATACTGCCAGGAGAGGAAGCAGAAGAAAAAACAGAACTACAGCAACAAATAGAAGCTGACCCGGTAGCTAGTCAATTCTATTCAGAAAAAGAAGCTGCTGAGTATTTGAAATTAAGGAAAGAATATGATGCGGTATTTGCAGAGATGCCGGATGATTTGAAAGAAATTATTCGTAAACTTTCTAATGAACCAGGGTCTAGGATATGGGATGACCCTATTTCAAATAAACTTAAACTTTGGGTTCAAGAAAATTATAAAGGAGAGTTTTTTCTTATAGATGATGCGGCTTACGAGTGGATGTCCTCAACCCAGAAGTTAAACCCGCAAGTTTTCAAAGCTGTTGCCCGTTCGGTAGAAAAAGGACTTCCTGAAATGGTGTTCAAAGTAGGAACCGCTCAAGAAGAAGAAGTTTTGCGATATATTGCAGAAAAAGGCCTCGATAAGTTGAAAAACAATTATACCCATTGGAGAGCATTTAATCAAAGTATGATGAATACTTTATATGATAAACAATCTATGGAATTGTTTAGAGGTATGGGGGGCAACGCTGGGGGAAAAGTAGTAAATGATATTTTGAATGCTTATAAAAAACATGGGGAGAATGCATTACAAAGAAATCATCTAATTACAGATAAAGCGCTTGTAGGGTATGCGGATAATTTTATTAGTGCGGATGATTTTTCTAAGGCGTTTGTTAAAGAGCTTTATGAAGATATGACTTCTGCTAAATTAATAATGCGCTCTAAAGTTCCTTTGTCGGATATAATTACTCCAAAAGAATTTTGGTCAGGAATATTTCGTACTGGGATGGCAGGGGAGACGGAATATGTGGTTAAAGGGTATGTAGGTAAAAAATATAAGTTAAGTAGTTTATATGTAGAGATAGTATTGAAAGATGGCAGGACTTTACTTTTTGATTACGGAAAATTGACAATTCGATGAAAAAGAAAATAAAAATAGAAAGAATACCAATTGAACCAGTCACCATAGTTAATGGTGAACCGGTATACAACATGGCTGCGGATGGAATTTCCGGAGATGGATTTCGTTACGCTCGATTAATGAGAGAAGGTAAAGTAAAAGAAGCTGAAGCCATGGGGGAAGAAAGGTATTACAAAGTAAAAGTAAACGGTAAATTTTTGTAATGATGAAAACAAAAGACATACATGTATATTTCCTCCAGATGCCAACCTACGAAAAAAGGGTTGAGACATTTGAAGGAAAGGAATACATAGTAGTCCCGGTGGTGATGATGGTGGAAGGAGTTCATAGAGGTTCCAAAGGGGCTTTATTCCATAGCAAAGAAGAATTAGGAAAGATTCCAGATGCCTGGAACGGGCGTCCTGTAGTTATAAATCATCCAACGGACACGAACGGAACCTATATATCAGCTAATTCTCCTCAAGTATTGGAGCAGAATGCAGTTGGGTATGTGTTTAACACCCATATGAAAGCAAAGAAATTAGTAGCGGAGGCTTGGTTGGATTCTCTAAAATTGCAAGCAGTATCTCCATTGGCATACGAGGCTATCAATACTTCCACAATCATTGAAGTGAGTATTGGAGCATTTACGGAAGCCACAGAAGAGACAGGAACTTGGGAAGGGGAAGAATACAATGCTATTGCTTACAACCTGAAACCAGACCATTTAGCTTTACTCCCTGCTGGGGAAGGAGCTTGCTCTGTAGCTGATGGTTGTGGAATAAGAGTAAACGAAAAGAAAGGAGAAAATAATGAAATGAAGAAAGCGATTGTAATCAATGGAGAAAATTTCAATATCTCTCCGGAAGACTTAGAGGTGTTGAACAAACAAGGAATAAATATTTCCAGATTAGTAGTGGATGAGAGTCTAACTAAATTAGTGGATAGATTGTATTCTGCTATAAATGCAATGGATACCGAAGAGGTTAGTTGCTATGTAGTAGAATTATTTGAAGATACTGTAATATATCGGAAACGCCTTCGAAAAATGGATGGCGAAGGAACCATGTGGAAGCAAGCGTATCAAGTTGCTGATGATGGCTCTATTATTTGGGTAGGTGCCCCTATGCAAGTAGTTCAGAATATTACATACCGACCTGTGCCGGTTGCTCAGGAAGATTTGAAAAGAACGAAAACAAACAAAAAGGAGATTCTAGTTATGGAAGACAACAAATGCACTCCTTGCGTAAAGAAGAAAGTAGATGCTTTGATAGCAAATACTTCAGTTGCTTTACAAGAGGAAGATCGCGAATGGTTGGAGTCACTGGAAGAAGCCCAATTAGATAAATTGGTTCCAAAGACTCCTGCTCCTGCTGTTAATACAGTGGAGCCTAAACCGATAACTAAAGAGCAAGCTTTTGCAACACTTGGAATTAAAAATCCAAAAGAGTTCGAAGAGCAAATGCAATTTGGTTTGAATATCTACAACGCCCAGCGTGCCAAGTTAATTGACAGCGTGGTGGCGAACACTAAAGAAGGAGTTTGGTCGAAAGAAGAATTGGGAACAATGAATTTCGAGACTCTTCAGAAATTAGCAAAATCAGTTACTGTGGACGAATCTGTAGTGGATTATTCAGTATTTGGAAGATTTACTCCTCCGAAGGTTGAGAATACCCCAACAGTTGCCCCAATGCCTTTACCAGGAGTAACTTTAAAACAATCTTAGAAAGGAGGATTAAGTTATGGCAAATACAATTAAATTGAAAAAGTACCTCGACTTACTGGAAGAATATACCGCAACTGCTGCTGTAATTACTCCCGGAATGTTATTGGAGGTAACTAGTACAGGAGCTGTTAAGGCTCATGCAACTGCCGGTGGAAACGTTTTACCTATGTTTGCCCTTGAGGATGAACTACAAGGTAACGGCATCGCTGACAATTACGCAGCAAGTGCAAAGATTCAAGTTTGGGTTCCTCAAAGAGGAGAAGAAGTGAATGCTATTTTGGCTGCAGGACAAAATGTAAGTATCGGAGATTTCCTAGAAAGCAACGGTGCTGGTAAATTACGAGCCCACGGGGCAGATTCTACTGGGATTTATTATCCCAATGTGATTGTAGGTATTGCAATGGCTGCAGTTGATTTATCAGGTTCAGGTGCTGTAGATACCAAAATCCGAGTTAAGATAATCTAAAGAAAGAAAGGAGAAAAACAAATGAATGCAAATGTAGATTTGATTGGACGCGGAGAATCACAAGGTATAGTAGCTGAGCACTTGAATGCGAATGGAGCTCTTAGTATTGGCGCAATGAAACCCTTCATTGACTTAGGTACTGGAAAAGCTTTTATTTCCACATTTAAAGGAGGCGACCCTGCTGTCCCCGCGAATTATGTAGTCTCTATGGTAGCCAATGCTACTTTGAGAAGAGACGAATGGAAAACGTTGGATGATGCGATTCTGAAAATTTCAGAAACCCGTTTAAACGGTATTGCTGACTTACTTGCCAATGGATTAACCTACCAGTTAGGTAATGCAATGGGAACTACCGTTCTTGAATGGCATGACGTTTCTGATGCTTTGAGCGCTGACCTTACAATGGACGGTGTGACAAGAGGACAGAATGACCGTCCTAAATTCCAACACAATTATTTACCTATTCCAATTATCCATGCCGATTATGAAATCAACGCAAGGGTATTGGCTGCTAGTCGTAGTTTAGGTAATCCGTTAGATACCACTTTAGCTGAAAGAGCTGCAAGAAAAGTAAATGAAAAACTTGAAAACATGCTATTCACCAATACTACTTATAGTTTTGGTGCAGTAGATAGTCGTTCTCGTAATTCTATTTACTCCTATGTAAATCATCCGGACAGAAATCAAGTTACGATGACTGTTGCTTGGGATGACAGCGCAAAAACTGCTGCTCAGATTTTAGCAGAAGTATTGAGTTTGAAACAAACTTCGATTGACGCGAAACACTACGGTCCTTGGATGCTTTATATTCCTACCGCTTACGAAACTGTTTTGGATGAAGATTACGATACTACCACTCCCGGAACCACAATCAGAGAACGTATTCTCAAGATTGCCGGTATTAAAGGAGTAAAGGTTATCGACACTCTTCCTGCCAATAACGTCGTATTTGTTCAAATGACTTCTGATGTTGTTCGTTTGATACAAGGTATGGGAATTCAAAACGTTCAGTGGCAAACTGAAGGTCAGTTCATTAACAAATACAAAGTAATCACCATCCAAGTACCTCAGATTCGTTCTGACCAGGATGGCAATTCCGGCGTAACGCATCTGGCTATGTAACTAATGATTCACTAATCAAGTGAATTTTTTAATCAAGAAATAAAAGATGTTATGAAAAGAGTAGAAAAAGAAACCGGAGTATTGAAATGGAGAAAAGAAGGTGGAGGTTCTTTACGTTTTGGGGGAAGAATCATAAAACCTAATGAAGTATTTGAAGCTCGGGCAGAAGAAATTCCTAATAATTTCAAAGATTGTATTGTCTGCCTTTCCTCAAAAGGAGAAATTTTTGAAATAGAAGAAGCTGTAGAGGAGATAATTCCTGTTCAATATTCTTTACAAAAGAATGAGGAAAAGAAATCCCCAACCGGAGCGTATTTATGGGATATCGTAGATGAAAAAGGAAAAGTAATCAACGAAACTCCAATGACAAAGAAAGAAGCAGAAGAAACTATTAAAGTTTTATAGAAATGAATTGGCAGGTCCCTAGTATATGGAGTGGAGGTTCTGTTTGGATAATAGGAGGCGGCCCTTCCCTTACTAAACAATTCAACATCCCGGAAGAAATTGTTTTTGCGGTTAGGCAAGGGACTATGCCTTTTTCTTCTTATTCTGAATACATGAAACCTCTTCATAGTAAACATATAATAGGAGTAAATGTTGCCTTTATGTTAGGGGATTGGGTAGATATTGCTTTTTTTGGAGACAATGGATTTTTTCTAAAATTCAAACAAGAGTTATTGCAGTTTCGAGGAATCAGGGTTTCTTGTAATCCAATGGTAGCTAAATACGATTGGTGCAAGTATTTGAAAAAGGACGGAAAAAAGGCGTCTGGAATTTCTTCAGAACCCGGAATGGTTAGTTGGAATCTAAATAGTGGTGCTGCCGCAATTTCAGTAGCAGCCAATGCCGGAGCAAAGAAAATATTTCTTCTTGGATTCGATATGCAGTTGGATGAAAGTAATCGACAGCATTGGCACAATGCCTACGCACCAAAGAAAGACAATGTAAAGAATAGAAGAACAGAAAAGGCCGGAGGTCCTTTCTCTATGCATATAAGAGGATTTTCTCAAATAAAAGAAGATGCTATTGTTCGAGGAATTGAAATAATAAATGTAAATCCAGAAAGTAAAATAGAAAATTTTCCAAAAATGAATCTTAAAGAAGCTTTATCTTATGGCACATAAAGAACAGATACAATTCTGTCAGGAAGTGAAGAAATGTTTTCCTGAATATTTCAAAGGTACTAAAGTCCTCGACGTGGGAAGTTTAGATATCAACGGAACTAATCGGTATTTGTTTGAGGATTGTGAGTATATAGGAATAGATGTTTTGAAAGGAAAGAATGTAGATATAGTTATTCCAGTTCATGAATACATTCCTATTAGGCAAGTAGATGTCGTAGTTAGTACAGAAATGCTTGAGCACGATAAGTATTGGAAAGCAAGTTTAAAAGCAATGTACGATTTACTTAGGGAAGGAGGGTTGATGTTAATCACATGTGCAACTAAAGGAAGAAAAGAACACGGCACACATGAAAAGGAACCAGAATCTTCTCCAGGAACTTTAGGATATTACAAAAATATTTATTTGAAAGAATTTAACAGACAGTTGCCGGGGCATTTGTTTAAAGATTATAGATTACAAGTAGTAGGAACAGATTTACAGTTTTATGGAATAAAGAAATGAGAAAAGCAGTCCAATATACTGTCATAATACCGACCATGTACTTTCACAATGAAAAGTTACAGAGGATGCTTGATGTATATACGGCAAATCCTTTGATTTACGAAATTTTATTAGTAAACAATAATAAGATACCAGAAAACAATTTGAGTTCGTTAAAACTAAGGAAAATCGGGTTAGGCATTAATCTATACGTGAATCCTAGCTGGAGACTCGGCGCATCCCTTGCAGATACAGAAAATATCATTTTAGCTAATGATGATATCCTTATAAAAGGAGATTTGGAAGAATTGTTAGTGAAAATAAATGAAGTTGGATTAGAAGGAAAAGTATTTGGACCTTCTGCGAATTGTTATAGAAGTAAAGGGTTGTATGAAGGAGATATTGTTATTGAGGCAGGGAAAACTCCTAAAATGAATCACGGGTACGGGACATTCCTAATTCTTACTAAAACTACTTTTTTGAAAACATACATTCCAAAAGACATCAAGGTTTGGTTTGGGGATATGATATTGTATGAGAAGTGGAATGCTTATACTTTTAAAGGGGTTGAGATTGAAACAGCGTTTGCCGGCACTACTTCTAAGATAGATTTAAAAGGAAGAATGGAGTTGGAGAAAAGGGCCTATTATAAAATGAAGGTATGAAAGAGAAATTAAACATAGTGTTAGTATTACAATCCGGAGGAAGATATTCTATTAAAGATGTTCGGTTGCTTGCCTACCATTTGAATAAGTGGAAGGGCAATCTGGATGTAGAGATATACTGTCTTTACAATGAAATGAAATTAGCCTTGAGATTGTTTGATATTAATTTCTTACCTATGGAGTATTTCAAATGGCCGGGATGGTGGTCTAAGATGAATCTTTTCGATCCTTCTTTTGCTATTTCTTCTTTGAAACCCTTCCTTTACTTAGATTTAGATACGGTTATTTTAGGCGATTACAGTAAAATAATTCCAAAGAAAGCACAAAGGAACGAATTTATTTGTTTGCATGACTTTTATCGTCCGTTGAATATGGCTTCCGGAATGATGTGGATTCCAGACACAGACGAATTAGAGTATTTATGGCAAAATTGGATAGTTAATCCCGAGTCTTGGATGAAAATCTATAGAGGAGACCAGGATTTCATTGATGCCACATTAAACAAGAAAACATTCTTTCAAAGTTATACTAGTTTGATAGGTAGTTTCAAACCTCAACCAAAGAAGAAACCTTTGTTAACGAAACCGGAAGATAAATCTATAATTTGCTTTCACGGAAAGCCTAGTATCTATGAAGCAGCTTCCAACATTAGTTGGATATATGAGTATGTAAAATATAGTATCGATGAAGACGAGTAAGATAAATAGTCCTATATTAGTAACTGGTGCAGACCGTTCTGGAAGCGCTTTGATTGCTCGGATATTAGAAGCAAGCAATGTTTCTACAGGAGCCATCAATACTATGTATGAGCATAGGAAAATACAAGAGTTGACATTCCATTACATACGGAAACATTCTGAATCTTTTCCTTTCCCTTCTTTTTCTCAAGTAAACCAAGATTGGAAAGAAAAAGTATTAACCTCTTTCAATGGAGAAGCAATTGAACGGCAGTGGATGATAAAAGGCGCTTGGCTTACTCAGATGTGGCAGACTTGGAATGAAGCTTTTCCGGATGCTCGCTGGATAATTGTAAGGAGACGTTCTGCAGATATTGTAAATTCTTGTGTAAAAACAGCGTACATGACTTTGTTTAAGCAAGAATCAAATAGAAAATTAATTGAAACCAAAACTGAGGAGGAGGCTTGGTTGTGGTGGATTCATAAATACGAAGAAGCTTGGGTAAGTATGATTACCCAAGGCGTTAATTGTAAAACCGTATGGCCGGAAAGAATGGTAACCGGGGACTACCTTCAAATACACGAAACATTAGAATGGTTAGGGTTGGAATGGAATCCAGAGATACCAAATATTATGGAACCTTTGTTAAAGAAAAGTAGGAGGAATTAGATATGGCACTTGTAACAGTAGATGAAGTTAAATCAATTTTAGATGATTCATCGTTATCCGACGTAGTTATTACATCTTTCATAACAGGAGCCTCTGCTATGGTAACTTCTGCTTTAGGCACGGCTACTATTTCTGCTGCCTTACATAAAGAATTAGAAAGATATGTAGCGGCACATTTAATTTCGGTCACAAGAGAAAGGATGGCAAGTAAAGAAGGAGCAGGAGGAGCGTCCATTGAATACACCGGAACTTATGGAATGGGGTTGAGTGCTAGTTCCTATGGACAGATGGCAGTTACAATGGATACCACCGGGAAATTAGCTGCCTTAGGAGGAAAAACGGTTAGCATCCAAGCTATAAAAGGATATGATAGGTAAAAAAGGAGGAATTAAATATGCCAGCAATAGAAGTAGGAAGGTTAAGGTTCAGAAATGTTTTCGTTGGAGATTTGTTCGACGTTACTTTTCAGATTTCAGGGATAGATTTAACTGGGAAAACATTGAGATGTCAAGTAAGGAAGGATAAAGATTCTGAACCTGTTTTAACTTTCTCAGAAGACGATAATTCCATTCAGAAAACAATAGTGAGCACAACATTAACCACTGTTCGTTTCTATAAAACAGCAGATGAAATGGCTAATATTCCTATTTTATCAGTAGGCGTGCGTCCGATTTTGTTATATTATTTTACAGTGGTTATGTTTACAGATGATTCTGATGTAGAAGATATAACCACTATCATTGAAGGGGATATGGAAGTTGTACCACAATTAACACAATTGATATGACAGTAGTACAAGTAATAGAACAAACGCCGCAGCAAGTGGCTGTATATGTACCGGGTCCACAGGGAGAGCAAGGGATTCCTGGATTGCCGGTTTCTGTAAATGAAATAGAACAAGTGGATGGGAACATTACAATCACTACCGATAACATTAACGATACGGAAACTAATCGATTTGTGTCTGATACCCAAATAAGTAGTTGGGACGCCAAGCAGGCAGCAATTACCGGCGCTGCCACATCTATATTGAGTTCTGATTTGACTGCTAGCAAAGCCTTAGTTTCGGATGTTAACGGTAAGGTCGCTGTATCTGCAGTATCTGCTGCTGAATTAGGATATCTTTCAAACCTAACTACAAATGTGCAAACTTTTATAAATCTAAAAGGAGCTGTAAGTGGATTGGCGGAATTAGATGCTAATGGAAAAGTTCCTACAGCTCAGCTTCCTGCATTGGCTATTACAGAAACATTTGTAGTAGCCTCGGAAGTAGCTCAATTAGCATTAACTGCACAGGAAGGAGATGTAGCAATACGAACTGATTTAAGTAAGAGCTATATTCAAAATGGAGGTAGTGTAGGGGATATGACAGATTGGTCTGAATTATTAACCCCTACAGATACTGTATTGAGTGTATTTGGAAGAACAGGGGCAGTAGCAGCCGTGGCAAATGATTATACTTGGGCACAGATAGATAAGACGACTTCTTCTTTAGCAGATATAACCACAAGACCCCATAGTGGATTAACTAATTTAACTAATGATGATCATACCCAGTATGCTTTGTTAGCAGGACGTTCTGGAGGGCAGGTTATCTATGGAGGTACAGGAGCCTCTGAAAACTTAGAACTTTTATCAACTTCTCATTCCGTCAAAGGGGCAGTTATTTTAAGAGGTAGATTAAGTGTATTGAATACTGGTAATAGCGTTTTTATAGGAGAAGGAGCTGGGGCGGTTGATGATTATAATTATAGAGATAATATTGCTATTGGGAAATACTCACTTTTTGTGAATGTTAATACTGGAGGTATAGTAAGCATCGGAGTATCGGCAGCAAATTCAATAACAACCGGGACAAATAGTATTTTCATTGGAAAAGCTGCTGGGATTCAAAATAGAGTAGGGAGTAGCTTAACTAATGTAACAGATTCAATTTTGATAGGATCAGGCGCAAGGTCAAACGCTAATGGAGAATCAAACCAAATCGTAATCGGTCGCTCGGCTATCGGAAATGGAAGTAATACAGCTACATTAGGAAATACGAGTGTAACAGATGTTTACTTAGGAGAGGCAGGCTCGGCGATAGCAAGAGGAAGTAGATTTATCTCCAATGTAGCCACAGGAACAGCTCCTTATTCTGCAACATCAACGACTCTAAATGCTAATCTTAACGCTGATTTATTAGATGGACAACACGGTTCTTATTATTTAGATTACGCTAACTTTACAGGAGCACCAGATTTAACAGCATATTTATTACTAGCAGGTAGAGCAACAGGACAAACAGCCTATGGAGGAAATGCAGCAAGCGAGAATCTAACACTAGGCTCAACAGCACATACAACAAAAGGAAAGATATTCTTTGGAAGTGCTAGTGCTTATGATGAAGTAAATGGTAGGCTCGGCATAGGGACGACGAGTCCGGGGGCGAAGTTGGAAGTTGCTGGCGGTAATATAATCATTGACGGTTCTTATTCAATATTAGGCAATGGTGGGGGAGTTAGGCTAGGAAGAAGTGGAAGTACAACAAAAGGTTTTACACAAGATTTTTCTGGTAATAATTATTCACAAATATTCTGGGGGGCGGGCGTTTATATTACCTCTACACAAACAGACCCTTATGGACAAGAAGCAGTTAATGTTCCAAGAGGCGATTTGTATGTAACTGGCAACGTCGGCATCGGGACGACGAGCCCTAACGAAAAGCTGGAAGTTACAGGAAATATTGGAATAGAAAGAACTAATAAAATTATTTCTCAATATTTAGGAAATGATAGGTCATATATTGAATTTCCTGTAGATAATTCTTTGAAATTTGGAATAAATAATGGAGGCAGTAATATTGAAGCTATCACTATTTCAAACGCAGGCAACGTCGGCATCGGGACGACGAGTCCGAATAGTTTACTACATACTGCCGGTTCGTTTTCTACTTCTTATGTACAAAAAACTGCGCAATACACATTAACTTCTTCTGATTTTACAGTGGAATGTACCGCAAATACTTTTACAATTTACCTCCCGACAGCTATCGGAATAGTTGGAAGGATTTACAATATTAAGAATACCGGCACAGGAGTAATTACAGTAGATGCTTCTGGAACAGAAACAATTGATAGCGCGTTAACTCAAACATTGAATCAATGGGATAATATACAAATTCAATCCAATGGGACAAATTGGATTATATTATAAAGAAAGAAATGGGAATAAGTAAATTTATATCGAAAGTGTGTGTTCAAACTGCAGTGTATTGGGGAAGCCCGGTTAAGGATGGATATGGGACTATGTCTTACGCAGACCCGGTTGAAATCAAATGTAGGTGGACAGATAAAGTTTCCTTAATTAATCAACAAGGAGTAACCCAAACAGGAAAAGAATTGCAAGCGAGCGCGGAAATCTTAGTACTTGAGGATTTAGATTTACAAGGATTCCTTTACTTAGGTTATTTAATGGATTTAGAGCAGTATTATGAAAGTGATGGAGAAAATATTCTTCCTCAAAATATAGAAGGGGCGAAGGAAATTATCTCGGTAAAGAAAGTGCCAATGATTAAATCAACTACAGAATTTGTAAGAACAGTATTTGTGTAATGGAAGGCGGAGCAAAAATAGAAGGATTTGATAATGTTGTTAGTAATTTAAACAAACAGATTGCTAAGATAAAAGGAGTAACAATGGCTGGTTTGATAAAAAGTGCAATTGTTATTCGTAGAGATATGGATATCACTCCTCCTTTGATTCCGGTTGATGTCGGAAATCTTAGAGGAAGTTGGACGGTGGTGACTATGTATGACCAACACGGACCTGCGGTTTTAATAGGCTTCACTGCTAACTATGCTGTATTTGTGCATGAAAATATGATGGCAGTTAATTGGAATAGACCGGGCTCAGGTCCTAAATTCTTTGAAGCTTCCATTAAAAGAAATTCCAAGAAAGTATTGAAAATTATTCAAGAAAATGTAAAGTTAGATTAAGATGAATGCTTGTTCGGAAGATATAAAAGATATGTTGGTGGCTGAAAGTGCTCTTGCCTTAGAATTTGGTACTACCTTATTCATAGGAAGAGAGCCCGCAGAACCTTCAAACGTCGTAACTATATTTGATACTATAGGAGCGAATCCTGAACTGACATTGGATGCTCTTTCTTTTGAGAGGCCTTCAATCCAGATAAGAGTTAGAAATAGCTCGTACACTAGTGGTTGGGAATTTATTCAATCAATCACAAACGCATTACACGGAAGGGCACAAGAAACGTGGAATGGTACGTTGTATTCTATTATCTATGTTTCCAGTGGACCAGCGATGCTAAACTGGGACCAAAACAATAGGGTACATATTATTGTAAACTTTAATATCCAAAGGAGGTAAAAAATGAGCAATGCCGTAAATGGAGTTGGAACAACTTTTGAACGATGGAATGGTTCTGCTTGGGTTGCTATCGCGGAGATAAAGAGTATATCAGGTCCTAGTATGTCAAGGGACACAATAGATGTTACTTCTTTAGACTCCACAAGTGGCTACAAGGAATTCATTGCCGGGTTCAGAGATGCCGGAACAGTGGCTCTTTCCATGAATTACACTCGAGCTGGATACAATGCAATGTTGGCAGATTTTGAAAGTGATGATCTTCAAAACTACCAAATAGTATTATCAGATTCTGTAGCCACTTCAATTGAGTTTGAAGGCTTAGTAACTGAGATGCCGTTGTCTGTAGCAGTAGGAGATGCGATTGGATTAGAAACTACTATCAAGATTACTAGTGCCTTGAGCATTGGGTCTGGAGGAAGTGAATCCCCAGTATAAGTAGAAAGAAAATCTAATCAAGATTTTTAATTACAAAAAAAAAAACAAAAAAATTAATCAGATGTTATTAGATAGAAATAGTTTATTAAAGAAAGAAGATTTATCCGTTCAGAAAGTAGAATTAGGAAAGGATGAATTTGTATTTGTCCGTCAGATGACCGGAAGAGAAAGAGACCGTTTTGAACAATCTTTAATCAAGGAAGAAAAAGGAGCAAAAGGGGCAGTAGAATACAAACGTAGTTTAGAAGATTTTAGGGCAAAATTAGTAGTATGTACTGTATGTGATGAAACAGGCAGTTTATTACTTCGTCCGACTGATATAGAAGTATTGAGTACAAGTATGAGTGCGGCACGTTTAGAGAAAATTGTAAATGCTGCACAGGCTTTGAATAATATTTCAGAACAGGATAAGGAGGAGTTGGTAAAAAACTCAGAAGCCGCCCCGAGCGGCAATTCTACTTCCGACTCTGTAAAGAGTTAGGGTATGCCCATCCGGATTATTTGTTAGCGGATTTAACTTCTAAACAAATAAGTGAATGGTTGGCATACGATAAGTTGGACCCAATAGGAAGTTGGAGAGAGGATTACCGATTAGCATTTATAAGTTCTTTGATTACAAATATAGCTCTTCGTCAATACGGAAAGAAAGAAGCTAAGTTAACAGAGGTTAGTGATTTTATGTTGATTTGGGATGAAGAAGCTAGGAGAAAGAGTAAAGAACAAACGCCGGAGGAAATGAAAGAAATTTTATTGAATCTTGCAAGAGGGTACAAGCCAAAGAAAATGGTTAGAAAACAAAAGGAAACATGAATATAGGAGCACTTACAGCGACATTAGGAGTAGATACCAGCGGGTTAGATAAGGCTGTGCAAAGAATGCAACAGACAGAAGCTTCCATGAATAAATCTATATCTAAGATTAACTCTAAATTAGAGGATACAGGAAAGAAAATTTCTCAGTTTGGAAAAGTAGCTTCTACGTATGTTACTTTACCATTACTTGCTGTTGCTGGAGTTGCTTTTAAAATGGCATCTGATTTGGAAGAGAATATAAATAAAACAGATGTAGCGTTTAAGGAGAATGCTGAAAATATAAAAGAATGGAGTAAAACTACTTTAACTTCTTTTGGTATAGCACAAAGTAGTGCTTTGGAAATGGCTTCTTTATTTGGAGATATGGGGACCAGTATGGGATTAAGTACTGCAAGGGCTGCGGATATGTCAAAAAGTTTAGTAGGATTGGCAGGGGATTTGGCTTCCTTTAAAAACATTCAAATAGAAACAGCGCAAACTGCATTGGCAGGTATTTTTACTGGGGAAACTGAATCTTTGAAGAAACTCGGTATTGTATTAACAGAAGTTAATCTGCAAGAATATGCATTTTCGCAGGGAATTAAGCAGAAGGTAAATGATATGAGCCAATCTGAGAAAGTTATGCTTAGATACAATTACATCTTGAATGTTACTAAGAATTCTCAAGGAGACTTCGCGAGAACTTCAGACGGAGCTGCAAACCAGATGAGAATATTCCAAGAATCTTTGAAAGAGGTAGGTGCTACTTTTGGGCAAATTTTACTTCCTGTATTAACTCCTGTACTTGCAAAGATAAACGAAATCATGCAAGCTATTGGTAGGATGACGGAAAGGCAAAGAACTTGGATAGTTGGAATTGCTTTAGTTGCAGCGGCAATAGGACCGTTGGCGATGGCAATAGGATTTCTCACAAGTACCGTAATTCCGGGAATAATTCTTGCAGGAGGAAAGTTAGTAGCTATGTTTACTGCTTTAAATGCCGTTATAATAGCCAACCCAATGGGAGTACTTGCGATGGCTCTTATTGCTGTTGGAGCAGCTGCTTACGGGGTATACAATAGTATGGGTAAATTGACAGCTACTCAAAAACTAGCAAATGATCTTTCTATCAAAGTCTCTCAATCTATGGTAGAGGAAAAAAGAAATATTGAGAAGTTAATTGCAACGGTTAATGATGATACTGCCTCAAAGGAAAAGAAAAAATTAGCAATAGAAGACCTAAACCGTATTTCTCCCGCTTATCTGGGATTTATAGATGAGGATGCAGTTAGAACTGGTATAGCTCAGAAAGCAATTGATTTGTACATCAAGAGTTTAGAGCAGAAAGCAAGGGCGCAGGCAGCGGAAGAAATGTATGTTGCTTTGGAGAAGGACCGGATTAAATTAATAATGGAATCCGCCAATGCCCAGCAAAGTTTTGGAAGTGTTTTATGGGATACGTTTACTTCTGGCGGGAATGCTATTTTAGGAGCTACCAAACAAACTAGAGAGTTTGCTGCTTCGATGTCAGAAATTACTAAAAACCAAGCATTTTTAAAAGCGGCAATGGAAGCACCTACTCCTACAGCTCCTGATTTTGCTGCACAAGCAGAAACCATAGGTGCCGCAATGAAGAATGTAAAAACAATGAATCTCGCTCAAGTAAATGCGGTTAAAGATAGAGTGAATGAGCAATTATCCCTTGAGAAACAATATACTTCTAATTTACTTCGGGAACAGCAAGAATTGTTAAATGGTAAAGCTACTTTACAAGCTTACCAAAGACAAGGAGAAATAGATGCAGAATTAGAAAAGAATCAAACCAACCTAAAGAATTACCAAACATACCTAAATCAATTAAATACCATGGCAAAGACTATGGGGGGACTTGATACAGGAGGTGGAGGAGGTATTCCTATAATGAAAGAAGCTGACCAATTATCTTCTAAATTATCTTTAATTGGAGAATCCACCAGGACTGCGGTACAATCAGCAAATCTACTTCGTGGAGCGTTTGGAAATATCGCAGGCGATTTAGATGCAGAAAATATAACTTCCCAACTTGCTTGGATAGCACAACAGAATTCAGTGTTAGGAGATTCTTTTGATTCTACTTCCGCGCAATTGTCAGTTTGGACTGCTGAGTGGAAGAGGCTGTTTGATGAAGGGCTCCGGCCTAAGGATAGTGCTTATGATTTCGTAACTAACAAGATAAAAGAATTGAATGGAGAGATTGCAACCTCTTCCGAAGAGTTAAAAAAACTGCAAGAGCAGCAAATGGTTTTCAATAGTTTAAGTAATGCCGCGACTGATATGGCATTTGCTATCGGAGGAGCGATGGCAGGAGCAGGAGATGCTGCACAAAGTTTTGCTGAAATTATTTTAGGAACCGCTCAACAAGTGATTGGGGCTATGTTGAAAGAAGCATTTACCGCTTTATTCTTGCATGGCGCTACAAAAGGATTACTTGGACTTACTGCAGCTGCCATAGGTGTAGGAGCGTTAATGGCCATGTTCCAGCAATCGAAGAAACAAGCAGATTCCGCAGCTCGTTTGGCTGATGGAGGTATCATTCCTCCAGGGTATCCAAACGACACATTCAATGCTAAACTAAGTTCTCAGGAAGCAGTAATTCCATTGGATAGGTTAGGGGAAATGATGGGGAAAGGAGAAGTGAAAGAACGGAAAGTAGTATTCCAAATCAAAGGAAGGACTTTGGAAGCTATAATGGATGAACAAGATAAATACGGAAATAGTTATTAACTATGGCATATGGAGTAAAATATAAGGCAGGTTGGAGTTCTAGAAAAGGGCTACAAGGGTATTTATACATAGATTTGGAAGGGTATTCCGGAGCTGTTACTGACCTTATTTTGAAACATAGCGGGGGAGATGATTTACGTATAGAACAAAATTGGACAGATTGGGAATCTCCTATTTTAGGAAAAACATTGTCGTTTACTTTGGTAAATCATTTTACTGATTTCTTTGAAATTCTTCCTTTACTAACGGCAACAGAAAGAGAGTACAGAGTTAGAGTAGAAGTAATTGCCCCTTCCTCTAAAATACAAACTTTATTCCAAGGATACTTAAATTTAGGTTCAACCAGTCAAAGATACCTGAATAAGCAGTCGATAACGCTCGTAGCAAGCACTTACTTGTCTAAGTTGGATAATTATACCGCTAGCATGGTTGAGACGCTGCAAGACGTTTATTTCATTAATTTGATAGATAGTATTCTTTCTTCCATAGGAAGTTACAATATTCGAGTAAATTGTTCTTTACATGATGGAGGAGGGCTGACTAGCGGGCAAACCTTATTTAACAAGAATGGAATAAATACAGAAGTATTTTGGGAGGACAATGTTAAAAGAAAGAATAATCTAGAAATTCTTCGTATGATATTAACCTCTTTTAATTGTTATATCTATTGGAAAGATGGGTATTGGTATATAGAAAGATTTACAGATATATGGGATGAATCAGTTACTTATGTAGAGTATACTACAGGCGTTACTTATACTGAGGCAAGTACCGGTGCAGTAGTCCCTATTACTCGTACTGTAACCGATGTGCATGATTTAGTTTTCTTGAGGCAATCTCAAACCTTATACATAGAACCCGGATACAAGACAATTCAAATAAATCTAGATTCTGAATCTCATTTGTTGTTGAATTTAGCAAATTCTTTGGTTCTAGCAAACATAGCAAATGATTCCACTGCGGGAGTTTTGCCTGACCCGGATATCAGGGTATGGGAAAAGGATAGCGACATTACTTGGACTCAACCTAGTTCCTTTGGTTCTATTGTAAATGTTTTGAAAGTCTCTCCTATTTTAGATTTAACAAACAATCCAGTTATAGCAGCGTTTGTAACAAGCGAACATTTTCATAGAGGATTGTATACTAAATTTAGAATTTTAGTTGCTGAAGATACAAAATTAGGGATTGAGTTTAAGTACGGTTGTGATGCCAATTTTTCTTTTGCAGCGTCTTACAATGTTTGGAATTTTACTTTACATTGGTATTTAAGAGAAGCTGGGACAAGTAATTTCTTAATATGGAATGATTCATTAGAGGCGTATGAATGGGTAGCTGCTACTACTTCTACAGGCTATAATTCTTTTGAAGTTCTTTCTTCAGCGTTCAATACAGAAGAAAAGACTACTACCTTCAAAGCAACTTTACCAGTAGGAGAAATAGCCGGTTCTTCTTTGGGAGAGAAAACATTTATTTTAGGAGTAGGACAACCGGGAATAGATAGAGTAACTGCTGGGGAAGAGGACGAAATTACAGCTTCTTATTTCGGGGATTTCTTACTTACTGTAACCGATACTTTAGAAAACAACGAAATAATCGGGAATATCAATACATTGTTTTTGAATAAAAAAGAAATTGATATAGATATTGCAGATGTAGCAAATATTAATTATGTTAATGGAATTCTAGGAGGAGCTTCATTAGGGACAAGAACTTCTCTTTGGACAGGTCAAGAATCTACTCCTTTTTCTTTGATGTACCTTTTATTAATAGATAAGTTTAGAATGCACAATGTAAGTAGGCAGCGGATTTCTGCTGATGTTTTTGATGTCCTTACTTTAGAATTGTTTGATTTATTCCAAGACAGTAAACAAAGTAATAAGAAATTTGTTTTAACCGGCTATTCTTATTCTCCTTTGGAAGATGAGTACGAGTTGGATTTATATGAATTTGATACAGATACAGTAATTGTAATAGCATGAGCGTAACCGTAACTATAACAGAAAGATATCGAAATAAGAATTACTATTCTTCTTTGAGGAATCCTAGTAGTAGCTTTGGAGGAGAGGCATTTGTATTACCTTCTTTGAATACCGATATGGTTTCAGAAGGGTCTGTAGAAGATAGATTATATGTAGATACATTGCAACGGTCGATTTTACAAGTTTTAGATAATTTTACATGGAGCAGTCCTGTTGCAAATCTTTTACAATTTACAGGTAATTTAAATGTGGTAGGAAATAGTGCTACTAATTTGTTTTCTGTAAGTAATACAAATGGAGCTATTATAAAAGTACAAGGGAACCCAACAGCAGAAACAGGAGATATTTCTTTCGGGGATATAGATGGACAAGGATTAGGTATGGCGTATTCAATTAATTTTGCAGGTGGAGTGGATACGCATTCATTTCAAGGAAATATGAAAGTGGCAGGGAATATTTTAGCGACAAATGAAATAACAGCTTATTCATCTTCCGATATAAGATTGAAAGAAAATATCAAACCATTAATAAATGGACTAGAATTGAATAGAAAATTTAATCCTATCACTTTCAATTGGAATTACAAGGCAAAGGAATTAAATGGGATTAAAGATGATAGAATAAATTACGGAAACATAGCTCAAGAAATATCAGAAACCAATCCTGAATTAGTGCATTCTATTTACGGAAATTATTTGGCGTTGGATTATAAACAAATGATACCAATACATACCGCAGCTATAAATGAATTAGATAGCGAAGTAGAAACATTAAAGAAAAGAGTAATTGAATTAGAAAATGAATTGTTTAATTTAAAAAAGTGAAATTATGATTGTAAATGCAAAAGGGAACGTATTAGTTCCTAAGTCAGAAAGTAACGGACATGTATCCGTAGAAATTTTCGAAAGTGCTGCTATAATGGCAAAACATGTAGCTACTCCTATGCCAGAAACAGAACCTGATAGGCTTAGTATGTATGTTGGAACTAAATACACTGATGCTCAAGAAGGCGTTGTGGATTTAGGAGGGTTGACTTTGAAAGAAAAACTTCAAGCTATTCTTGAGCAAGTGGTAGTAGCTTTGCTAAAAGAGAATTATAAAAACCTTCCGAGAACGAAGTTTGAAAACAGTGATTGGGTGTTGAAATAAAGAGTAAATGGCTCTCCCAGAAACAAATATCACAACTGCTTCGGTAGGAACAGCGATTGGAAGTGCCAGTCGTAATGTAGGGGTATTATGTACTGCCTCTAGTATAAATCAATGGAGTAAGAAGAAGCCTGTACGGCAGCACGGCAGTCCTAATTGGTGGGAATATACTGCGGCAAATGTATTGTATAGTATTCTTACTTCTCCATTGACGAATGGATTAGATGATTTAGCATATACAGCAGATAGTTTCTGGACTTATTTAAGACCTAGAGGTGATTATGGGACTTATCCGTTAGAAGGTTTCAGGTTAGGGGATTTTAGGGGGTATGAACACACTTCCGTCCCAACTATAAATGTAAATACGTATCCTTCGGGAAATATAAGAGGTTTAGGTAGTCAGGCATGGAATCAAATTATCAATACAGCAAGTGCAGGGATAACTGTTTCCGATATGGGTATTTCAACTTATTACTTTGGAATACTTATCGAGTGGGGGGCTTCGTGGGAGAACAAATATGTACAGACTGTAGCATCCACATTGGCTAGTGGGGCGGTTGCTATTCCATTTGATTATCATATAACACCGTTTAGTTCATCTTATACTGGAGATTATCGCTGGACTGCCTTTATAAGTTCGCAAGAGATAACAAATGGAGAAGCGGAAAGATGGCAAACGTTATCTGCGGCTCAAGCAGCACACACAGGTGAAGTGATTATCATCACACCAGCACAATCAACAGGAATAAGCGGTTTGAATAAAGGGACTTTTAATAATAATTTATCTATTGTTCCTAGTTCAACAACAATCAATATCAGTTGGGAATGGAAATCTCAAGGAAGTATAACTGTTAATGTGACTCCGGATGCTATGGCTACTACATCTGTGGCAGGCGATACGGGTGATGGTATTTTTATAACAGTAATTGCTGGAGCAACAGCAACAGGCGATTATACGCTTACGGTTCAAGCATCATCAGAGAACACAACAGGGCTTCCAAGAAGCTGTAAAGTAACAATAACAGATACTTGGGGGGAAGCAACCCCAGTAGTAATAACAATAACACAAATGGCAAATCCGGTATAAAGAAAGGAAAAACATTATGAAAACATTATTTGGAATTTTAGTAATTGGATTCATTATAGGAACAGGAGTTGTTCTCTATATGAAAAGTAAGAAAAAAGTAGAAAAGAAAGGGACTAGTTCTGGAACAACAGGCAGCGGTTCAAATGGAAAAAAGGACTTGAAAAACAGAGTATAAATTTTAAAAAATCTAATCAAAGATGAAAAACATTGAAGCACAAGCGCTGCTACAAGATGCAGCTAAACTAAATGGATTGTCCGGATTTTCTTTTGTTTTAGGAATAGCAAAAGGAAAAGCTCTTTTGAAGCAAGAGCAGGAAGTTTTGGAAGAAATGGTAAAAATCTCTAAAGAATTTGAAGAATACCAGACGGAAGCCCGTGAGGTAAATAAGAAGTTTTCTTTAAAGGACGAAAACGGAGATGCTAAAGTTAAAACCATTAATTACAAAGACGGACAACAATTGCAATTTTTTGACCTTGACCCTGAAAAGGAGGATGAAAGGAAAAAAGAGATTGCTAAACTTGAGAAAAAACACAAGGCTTTAATCGAGGAGCAAAAAGAAAAAGAAAAGAAATATCAGGAAGCACTTCAAGAGGAATCCACTTTGAAGTTGCAAGAGATTTCAGAAAAGCAGTTTCCTAAGGATATTACAGTGGAGCAAATGGAAATAGCTCTTAAGTTTTTTAAGATAAAGGAGTAAAAGTGATGGGAAAAGAAGACTTTGAAGTATGTGATTTAAGAGATGAGATTCATTCTATTCAACAGTCTTTAGCAAAGACAAGGAGGAGTATTCAGTCGTACTCTTCCTATGTTACTTTATTAGAAACTGTATGGGATAACATAGAAGCTCTATTGTTTTTCAAAGATAAGGAAAATAACATTATAAGGGTCAATCAATATTTCTGTGATGTTTTAGGAGGAGAAAAAAATGACTTTCAAGGAAAGAATGTATTGGAGTTGATGGAAAATAAAATACAAGCAAGTAAGTATGCCCAAAATGATTTGAAAGTCTTTTTAAAAGGGGAACCTTTATTAGGTAGAATTGAAAAACTATTTGACACTAACATAACTTTGAGAACTGACAAATTTCCTATAAAGAATGAAAAAGGAGAGGTACTAGGAATTCTGGGGTTTTCAGTAATACTTAAAAAAGATGCAGATTGAAATTCAGAGTTTACTAGACAATCTAGTTGCGGATTCCCAAAGGATGGCAACAGGATTAGACCGATTATCTCGTTATACTAATGAAAACATAAGTAAATTACAAAGAGAAATCGTTGTAATTTCTAAAGATTTGGAAGCTTTACGAGACCAAGAATGCCCTAGAGATAAGGTAAGTATGAATGAATTCTTAGAGAACGAACGATTAAAAAGAAAAGAAAAAGAGGAATTAGAAGTGGTTAGAATAATAAAGCAACAAAAATTACTTTCCGCAGCAGATGCTCCTCGTAAATGGAAGGAAAGGATTGTTTGGATTGTTGCAATTCTAAGTAGTCTGATGACTTTGATTTTGGGGTTAGATAAATTGTTAAACTAAAAAATAAAGAAAAATGAAAAAGTTAAAAGAAAAGTTAATTGAATTGTGGGGGATTATCTATGCTTATTTACTAGCACATGATAAAGTATTTCATTTTGTTATCGGGGGAGTGGCTGCTTTTTTAGGATTCTTGTATTCTCAGTTAGTTTTAGGACTAGCAGGAATCCCTTGTTACGGAGTTTCTTTGGTGTTTGGATTAAGTTTTGCTGTATTTTTAGGTATACAAAAAGAAGTTTTAGATAAAATACAAGGACGAAAATTTGATAAGTTGGATTTACTTGCTACTTGCGCCGGAGGAGTTTTAATGACTTGGTTTCTTTCTTTAGGGGGTTGATATGAAGAAAGTTTCTTTTGATATTAAATTTAGATTTGTTATTACTTTTAGCAAGGTAATGGCCCTTCTTCTTCTTATTGCAGTTTACTTGTTAAAAGATGCTGCATTAATGACATTTTCAATTCCATTTATTGTAGGATTGATATTAGGAAAACAATTTTTCGACGCATATTTCAATTCTCCAAAAGGAGTTCCTCCAATAGTAGATAATCAAATTTCAGATAAAAAAGAAAAAGAAGATGAAGATATTACTTGATAATGGGCACGGAAACAATACTGCAGGTAAAAGAAGTCCGGTATGGAGGGACGGAACTCAATTATTTGAATTTGAATTCAATAGGGATATCGTGTCTCGAGTACATTTCGGATTGGCTGCAAAAGGAATAGATTCAGTATTTCTTGTTCCTGAATTGTATGATATTTCCTTAGTGGAACGAGTTAAACGAGTAAATACGATTGCAAAAAAAGAAAAAGCTATATTAATTTCTATTCATGCAAATGCAGGAAGGGGTACCGGCTGGGAGGCTTTTACTTCTATCGGAGAAACAAAAAGTGATGCTATTGCTACTTTACTGTATATAGAAGCTATCAAAAAATTGAAAGATTTATTTCCGATTAGGAAAGATATAGTGGATGGGGACTTTGACAAAGAAAGTGATTTCTATATTTTGAAAAACACTATTTGCCCAGCGGTACTAACAGAAAATCTTTTCATGGATACTGAGAAAGATTGCCGTTTCATTATGTCAGAGGAAGGAAGAAAAACAATTGCGGAAATCCATATAAATGCCTTACAAAAGATGTTCCCATGAAAACAAAAATAATAACCGTATTGGTATTAGTATTATGGATTGGGTCTTTGATATTTGTTAGAGATTATACAATCCGTACTACTCAACCGGATATAGAAATTAGATATGATACTATCAAAGGAGATTCTATTCCATATCCGGTAGTAAAATATAAGCCTGTACCTTTTTACCGAGATACAGGAAGCACGAAATGGAAAACTCAAAAAATTGATACAGGAGCAATCTTGATTGATTATTTTGCTAAGTATTTTTACCACGACACGTTAATAAACAATGAACATGTATTTGTAGCTTTGCAAGATTCTATTTCTGAGAACAAGATAATATATCGACAACCTTCCATACATTATTTTCCTACTTACATTACTAAAACTATAACTATTGCTTCTCCTACTACCGGACATATATATCTAGGAGGGCAAATAAGCCGTTTTAACGAACTTTCTTTTAGTTTTGGTATCTTATATTTAAACAATAAAAAAACGGCTTACAAAGCCGCTTTCAATCCATTTCAAAATTACTACGAATTAGGAGTGTTTTACAAAATTCGTTAATCTCCTATGTAGATGGCTGGGCTGTTTTTCATATATTCAACAGCCTCTAAAAAACTATCCATAGGAACATACGTTTCTTTTGCTCCATGAAGGATTTCAATCCTTTTCTTTTTTGCGCTATACCTCCAGAAAGAATCTGGTACTTCCGGGGCTTTTCTTATTTCAAGAATAACTGCAATAAAGATAATCACACAAAGAATAATTAATAATATTAATACTGTTTTCATATTAAGATGATTTAATGTTTTGTTTTGTTATTTTAATCAAGGCATCATCAATTTTCTTAATCCAATCTTTTCGCCATCCTTTATCTATTTGTTTCGCGTTTTCTACAGTTTTTATACTGTGGAGAACGGAACAATGATTGTTATTAGTTTCTCTTCCTGCTGCACTTTTGCTACCAAGGTTTAGTTTTACATATGCATAATGAAACAGTTGCCTAGCAAATACAATGTTATCTTTTCCTCTTGGGCCTTTTATTTGTTCTAAAGACACATCAAACTTTTCTTTAATAATGTCGTACAAAGAATCTACATTTGTTTGAGTGTACGTGTAGTTTGGGTTTTTGTAAAGCACTAATATATCATAAAGATTGTAATTGATACGTTTTAATTCTTTAGGATAGAGGAAATCAGGAAGCCATCTTTTCTTTGATATTCGGGTCCACCCCATAATCTTAGGGGAAAGAGGCACTGCAGCTTTCTTCGGAACTTGTATTACGTCGATAGTTACTAAACATTTCTCCATTTTATTGAATTTTACTGATTCCTTTTTTTATGGAAACTTCAAAAGTTTTGTCCGCGTATACAGCTAAAGTGGGTTCATGGGTGATGATAATGAATTGTATGTTTAGTTTCTCGCTTACTTCTTTTATCATCAAACTAGCTTTTTCTTGATTGTCGACAGAAAGAAATCTCATCGGCTCATCTAATACAATGACATTATCTGTTCTAGGGTATTCCATGCTCCAGCTAGCAATTCGGAGAGCGAAAGCAGCTACATCAACTGCTCCTCCTCCGGCGGCAGAAAAAGGGTCTGTTTTGTTTCCTTCTCTTTCAAAATACAAATCGCATTCTGTTTTGTTTCTTCGCTCTACAAAATCAACCACTAATTTATACGGGTCATTGAATACAGCTTCTAACGCAAGGCTAGTAATATCAGAAATATGGAAGGATAGTTGTTGTTGTGTTTTCAATCCTACTTCCTTAACTATTTCTCGAGCCCTTTCATGTTGCCTCAAATCTCGTTTTAGTAAACGAATATCTGCTGCCAAAGTATCCGCTGTATTTTCTATTTGAAGTTTGCGTCCTTTTTGTTGCTCGAACCTATTCCGAAGATTTTGTAAACTTGCCATATTAATTCATGTTTTCTTCCATTTGCTCTTCTAAATCTTTCAAGCGATTTACTATTTGGGTATTTAAAGTAGATGCTTCTTCTTTCCATTTAGAAAGTAAGGTTTCTAATTCAGCCGCGGAAGAGCAATTCCATTTTTCTTTAGCTTGTTGCATCAATGTTTGCTTAGCTCCTTCTAATTTAGAAATCTCAGTTTTTGCCTCATCGATTTCTTGTTTCAATTGTAATAAATCTTGTTCTGTCATGATTCTATTGCATTGTAAATTATATCCATAATACTTTTCTTAACTGTATTGGTTTGTTCAAATACTTTTAGATTCTCTTTGAAGTCAAACCCAATTTTCCAATCTTTATCTAAAGTAGAGATGAAAGCATCAATCCTTGCATCTCTTTTTTCAATTTCTTCTATATGTTCCCGGCTTATAACTTCTCCTTCAATAGGGATGAATACTTGTTTAACTGTATTGGTTCTTGCATAGTATAAGTAAATACTTGGTTGGAAATCTATTTGTTTTGCCGACTGCCTTGTTAGGCTTCCGGGATTGACCAGCAACTTTCCTTCATGTTCCTCTACAAAGCTTTGGTGGTTGTCTCCGGTAAGAATTAAATCAAATTGAGGGTATTTTCTCAATAAAGTAGAAGCCTTAGGGGAAGTACATCCCGGCCAAGGTTCTTTTCCTTGGTAATTCATAATGTGCCAAACAGCAACCTTTCTTCCTTTTATTTCAAAACTAACTTCTTCTAATATAGTATCGCAGTGTCCTCCTTTTAGAATAGCAAGTACCCCGGCTACATATAGATTATACATACCGGATTTTTCTACTAATTCCATTGAATGTTGTGGAAGGTCATGGTTGCCATATATAGAACGGAATTTCTTTGGGAGGTTTTTGATAGTAACTGATAATAGATTTGGACTAGGTTTCCAATGATGGAATAAATCCCCTCCATGCCAAACGTCACAATCATATTTCTTTTGTAATGTGGATACGAAACCAACAGCTTTCCACTGGGCTTCCCAGAAGTCATCTAACCGACAAACCGGTTGGGTTTCCCTCAGATGCCAATCTGCTGTTAAGATAGCATCTGGAGTTTCTTCTTTCATCAGATTAGTTCTTTGCATTGTTTTTTAATTTGGTTCCACATAAAGGACAGGTGCTAGGCATATTTTGAGTGAATTGTTTTTGCATCCTATTTAATTTGCTTTTTTGTTTTTCAAATTTTTCTTCCGTTCTTTCTAGATTATACAGAAATAAATCCAATTCTTTGATTTCTTTCTTATAAGAATCCTTGGCAGGGAGTAATAAAAGGATAGAATTTACTTCCTTTTCATATTTTAGAATTTCTTTGGCTTCAAGCAATTGTTCCTCTTTGTATTCTAAAGAAGCGATGAAAGTTTCTATTCTTTCTATTCTCTTATAGATTTCTTGTTCTGTTTGCATCAATGAAAGGATAGAATTTACTTCCTTTTCGTATGCTAGTAAATAGGAATAAGAATTGATTTTTCTACTAATCTCATCTAAAGAATTAAGAAGTATTGTGACTGCGCGGACTTCATTGAATTGCCGAACCATATCTTTTTCCATATCTTCCAATACCTCTAAATCAACTTCAAACTTATCTAAGTATTCAAATTTACTTAGTAGGGTTCTTTGGGTTATTTCTGCATTTTCTTTAAAAGTAGTATTGGATTTGATTTCCCGGATTGCTTTGTCTATTTTTTGAGAAGCTTTATCGATTACTTCTAAGTTTGCAATTCGATTGAAATGAGAAGCAACAGTCCCTGACGTTTCCGATAAAAGGAAAGGAGCATCTAATTGCTGTTGTAAGTTGGTTTCCTTTAGATTTAACGCATTATCTATTTCTTCTGGTATATTGGTACCGAATGCCTCAAAAACTATAGGAGACGCTCCGTTTAACCCATTTATCAAACTATATTGATTTTTACTCCCTTCTTTCTTACGGACAACAGTAGCTTTGTTCGTTTTCAACGTCACTTCAGTTACCCCTCCCCAAGTAGAACAAAAAGCATCTCCGGAAGGTTTATTGGTGGCAGCCCATTTAAGGGCTCTCAGTATTGCTGTTTTTCCTGAATCACTTGTCCCTACAATTACATTTACTCCTGGTGAGAATTGCAATTTAGTATTTTTGTGGGACTGGAAATTTTTTATTTCGATAGATTGTATCATGTTTTTTTAAGGTTAATCTATATGGGAAGCGATTCGTAATCCTATATAACAAGACCATGCTATGTTAGTAAGTAAAGTCACTAAATTAGCTTCCTTTACATATCCTGTATTTTCTCCTAAAAAAGTAGAAATAAGAATAATGACACCTACCCCTACTATTCCCAAAAATAATTCTTTACTAATCAATACTATTTTTTTCATCTTTTTCTTTTATTATACAAAAATTTAAAAATATCGGCGACAATACTCAGCAATCAACAATCCATCTGCATCTTTGTGTTTTCGGATTTCTTCTGTAAATTGGGGGAATAAACGACAGCCGATATCACAACTATCTTTTTTCAATTGCTCGCCTTTGCTTCCGTTAGGTAAGAGTATTTTTTGCCATTCTTTACTATCTAAATATTGATAAGGAACTCCATTTCTTTCTATAACAATCAAAGTGGCTTCTAAGGCTCGCAAAGCAGAAATAGTAGCAGCAAACCTACCTGGGTTGACCATTGGGCGTTCTATTAAACAGAAAATTGACTGAGGATGGTATTTTCTAATCATATCCTTCATTAAAGTATCAAGAAGCAAGAAATCTACTCTAGAAATATTCCCTTTTTTCTTAGTGTAGTTTTGTTCTGATTTAATAGGAGTGAGAAAGAATTCAACCTCATTGTTGTAAATAACAGCAATAGTGCCGCTAACTCCATTATCTATACCTATGTAAAGTTTATCTTGGATGTATTTATTTCTAGTTCGCTCCATTGTCTATCTTGGATGTATTTATTTTTAATTCTTTCTTTTACGTTTCCATTCTTTGATGTCTTCAAAAAAAGTAATGATTTTTTCTGCTGCTTCAAATTTACCAGCTTTAAGATTGTTGTTTATGGCGATTTGACTTAAATCTTGTAGAATCTGCGTATCCATATCTACATCACTTAAAACTAATTTTTCAATAGCTTCAGCATTTTGTTGCCGGTTTACGTTTTCTTTCAATTTATGTTTATTCATAAAGTATCTATCGCTCTTTACTTTTCCTAGGAGTTTCGAATCTGGATTCTATATCTTCCCACAAATCAATTACTTCTTCTCTCAATACTTTTTCAAGCCCTTGCTCTTCCACTGCTTTCACGGCATCGTCCTTACTAACGCCGAAGGATTCCCCGCCTACAGTGTATGTAGTATTTTTAGAATAGTCTTTGATGAATTGGAGGTTTTCGCGGATGTCATCTATTCCGTAGTCAAACTTAATAGTTAAAGGAGCTGTCCGGTAAGGCTTCCAAATGGAACTTTTATATACTTCCACAATAACTTCAATTCCAACTACTCGACTAATCTCTTTCCCAGCTACTTTTTTCTTTTCTTTGATTTTTGAAGGGGAACTGACCCGAAGACGTAAACTGGAATAAAACCCTATAGATTCCCCACCAGGACTAACATATTTTTGTCCGTAAGGGCCAGCATCTACATTAACTCGTACTTGATTGCTACAAACTAATAAATAATTTTTTTGGGTTAGGATACGGGCAGTTTTTCTCAATTCTTCACTGAATTCTTTAGCTCTCCTCATTCCCATCTTATCCCCATCATCATTGGTCATTTCAAGATTTGTAGACAAAGCAGCTAAACTATCTGCGAAAATAGCATTGATTGCAGTTTTGTTTTTTATTTCTGGTTCCCATTCTCGAATAGCTTTGAATACTTCCGGTACCGTATCAGGGCGAGAGTAACTTTCTTTTTCTAAATCAAATCCAAATAGTTGTGCGAATTGTTTATTCAATCTACTTTCTGGGTCGTGAAACATAATACGTCCTTGTTGTCTTTGGATTGCCCCGGCTATTTCGCTAAGAAGAACAGTTTTCCCACTACCGCTAGGACCGAAGATTTCTACAAGAATTCCAGCAGGTAAGCCTCCTCCTCTAATACGGCCTCCAGAAATAGCTAAATCTAATAAGGTGGACCCTGTACTTATCATTGTTTCTGTGGTCCCAGCATACTTCATTTCTGATTTCGGAACTACTGCAGATACTCTTTTCTTAATCTGGGAGGTTAATGACTTTTCTTTTCTTATCATAATTCTGAGAAAATTTGCTCTATTACTTCTTTTGATACTCCTTTACCTTCCATTTCTTTCATAACAAAAGTTTTGAAATTATTGTATTCAATGATGGAGCTGGAATCTTTTTCTTTCCATCCGGCACGGATTTGAACAATTGCTTTTTCTTTTAATCGAATCAATGGTAAGTCTTTCTCTAACAAACGCACTTGACGCGCCAAGGCTTCTCGAATTAAGTAAGATTTACTAATACCTTCAATCATTCCATACAGAGCAAGGTAAGAAACAATTCCGTAAGGGCATTGAGCCCCTACGAAATTTGTTTGCTGTTGTTCTTCGTCTGTTTTTGTTTTACTTCTAAAAAATCGCATGGTTATTTTATTTTTTTGCATTTTCATCATCGCAAGCATCCCATACGGCACAGGAATCACATTCATCATACATCTCGGTGTCTACCCCGAATTTAAATCCGTGAGGACATTTATTTTTTGAAGATTTTTTCTCAGGCTCAGGGGCAGGTGGGAAAGCTGTTTTCTTTTTGCGAACTGGTTTAGGAGCTTCCTCTTCCTCTTCCTCTTCCTCTTCCTCTTCCTCTTCCGGCTCAGGAGTAGGAGCTGGTTTTCTTTTGCGAGCTGGTTTTTCCTTCTCATCTTCTTCCTCTTCCTCTTCCTCTTCCTCTTCCTCTTCCTCTTCCTCTTCCTCTTCCTCTTCCTCTTCCTCTTCCTCTTCCTCTTCCGGCTCAGGAGTAGGAGCTGGTTTTCTTTTGCGAGCTGGTTTTTCCTTCTCTTCTTCTTCCTCTTCCTCGGT